CGGCCTGCAGCCAATGTTCTTTTACAGGCCTGTCAAAGGCCTATTAGGCAGATAGTTGAGAATGGCCATGAGGATTCCGAACCTATAATTAAGACTATACTTGAAAATGATGATCCTGAGTTTGGGTATAACGCAGCAACTTCTACGTTTGAAAAGTTGATAGAGGGCGGTGTAGTAGACCCAAAGAAAGTAACAAGAGTTGCTCTGCAAAATGCGGCAAGTATATCATTATTATTGATAAATACTGAAGCAATAGTGTCTGAGCAACCAGACAGCCCGTCTAGTTGGCAGCCACCACCTGGATGGAGGCCCCCAGAAGAGGGCGTTTTAAGGCACAAGCATTAGGAGATAGAAATGGCTAAGAAAATGACTGCTAGTGAAGCAGAACGAGAAATATCTAAATTCTTTGGTGAGGATACAATCTTTTTTGATGGAAATATATCTACAAAATATGATGCAATAAGCACCGGAAGTCCGGCCCTGGATGAATCGATTGGGATAGGAGGCATACCTATGGGCAGGATAACTCAGTTTGCTGGGAAGGAAAGCTCTGGAAAGACAATGCTTGCTCTATCTTGTATAAAACAATATTTAGATAAAAATCCAAATAATACGGCCTTATTTATTGATGCAGAGTATACATATGATCCGGCCTGGGCTGCCAAACAGGGTGTCGATACAGACAGGGTTATGGTTATAAAGACGAATGAAGCCAAGGCAATATTTGAAGGATTAATAGGCAAGGTTAAAGTAAATTCTGTTACTAAAAAAGTTACAAAAAGTATGCGAGGCATTTTAGATCACGTAATAGAAGGGACTGATCCTAGGTTTAAAAATTTAGGAATAATAGTTCTTGACTCAATAGCCGTCTTAAATACTCCACTGGAAATATCTGCAGATATAGGCAAAGCCAATATGGCTCCTATTCCGAGGTTTTTATCGACAGAATTAAAGAAGCTAACTCCAGTTGTGGCGCAAGCAAACGTTGCCTTTATAGGTATAAATCAGGTAAGGGTAAACCTGGGACAGATGTTTGGAGATCCAACTACATCCCCAGGTGGTAAGGCACTCAAGCACGCGTGCAGCCTCATGCTTAATATGGCCCCAATACTTTCTGCAGACTCTGTTATTAAGAATAGCAATGGAGAGAAGATTGGGCACGTAGTTCGCGCAAAAATTCAAAAAAATAAAGTAGGGGCTCCCTTTAGGCAGGCTGAATATAAGGTTGAGTATGAAAAAGGTATTGTAGAACAAAATGAGGAGCTTTTTGATTTGGCAGTAAAATATGGCTTGATCGATAGGCCAAACAATCAAAGCTATATGGTTTACGGAGAGAAGATACGAGGAAGAGATGCAGCGTTGGATTCTTTCTCTAAAGACAAAGAATCCTTAGTGGAGTATGATTTAAAGATAAGAGATATGTATCTTTCCGGAACTCGACCTGGCAGATCGGATGACGAAGAAGAGGTAAATCCTCTAATAGAGGAAATGGAGTAAAGAAATGTTAGTACAATGCAATGTAAAATGTCAGACAACTGTTGACGCCTCATTAGATGTTGATACAGATGAGGTAATATGTGGAGATTGCGGCAGTGTTTTGAAGGATGTTTCGAAATATTCAAAGCTGTCAATGAAGACAAATGGTGATATTTTGAGGTCGAAAAATAAAAAAGCATTTGTTTTTTACTGTGAAGCCCATGATGAGCACGTAGAAACAACCTTTGTGCAATCAAGGCTTGTGGGCAGAACCTGTCCAGACGATGGTAGTCCGTGTAAGATAAATGTTACAGAACATATGGTAAAAGCCGTAGAGGAGACTGAGAGATATTTAACAAAGGTAGAAAAGCATGATGATTCAACATGAGCAATTAAGCGCTTTAATAAATATATGTCACTCAAATATAAGAAACTCAAAAAGTTGTCTCAAATATTTAATAAAGGAAAGACAGATTTCAAAGCGCTCTATTATTGATAATAAGATAGGATTTTTTCCTCAAAATATAGATGTTCTTACGAAGTATGTATCTGAGGATCTTTTAAATAAGTTAAATATATTAAATTATTCTAAGGATAGTGATTTCTCAAATTATTTTTACTTAATATTTCCAATATTTTCTGAATATGGAGAGGCTGTCGGCGTTAGCGGGAGAACTCTTATCGGAGATCCTGAAAGAACGGTACTTGGAATCCCTAAGTATAAGAACTCTTCATATAAGAAGGGAAATATTCTATACGGACTAGACAGGGCCAAGGCTTCATGCTTAAAGAACTCAAACGCCTATGTTGTAGAGGGATATTTCGACCAAATAGCTATGTGTCAAAATGGTATTGAAAATTCTGTCGCTATATGCGGTACGTCTTTTTCTCAAAATCATTTTATTAAATTAGCAAGATATACAGATAAAATAACTTTTATTCTCGACTCAGATGATGCTGGTCAAAAATCAGCAGAGAGAATATATTCTAAATATATAAACAAAGGTATAAAGCTAAGGTTCTTAAAAGTACCCGATGGAAATAAAGATGTAGACGAGTATTTTCGAAATCACAATAAGGCTGATTTCTTCAGAGACTTTAAGCAGATAATTCCAGATATGTGGTAGGAACCGTGGTAAAAAGAAAAAGTAAATCATATCAATACAAGATTGTTGAGATATCTTTCGAGTCTCTTAAGTTGAATAATTTTTCAACGGAACGAGGTATGGGTCAGGTCTTGATGAATAACTCTTGTGACGAGAGGATTACTGATCTCAAAGAAGAGCTTTTGGACGAAATATATGATATTGTCAATGGAGAATATCTAACAGAGCATCAAAAAAAGATTCTTTTCATGAGGTTAATGGGCAAGACTCAGAATGATATAGCTGAACATTTGGGCATAACTCAATCGGCCGTGCATAAGGCTATGCATGGAAATATTGACTATAAGAATCAAAAGAAAAGGTATGGCGGAATAATAAAAAAATTACAAAAGATTTGTAAAAATCATGAAAGAGTAAACGAAATCCTGACGGAAATTGCTACGATCAACAAAGGTGATGAAGAATAGTCTATTAATTAAAGAAGTATCTTAAGATAGGTTGGATATTCTTTTCTATTAATAAAGGTGAAAATTACACAAGGAGCATGTTCATGTCGGAAATAGATAGTATTTTAATAGAGCTACACAGGAAGCGGACTGCTAACATTTCTTCAAAAGACCGCATTAAATTAACCGATGATTTACAAATTAAGAAAGTAGCATTCGATATGTATCGTGTGCTAAAGGATCAATATAACGACCTGTGGAAGGTTGAGGATGTTGATGGAGAGCGCTTTCTTGTTAGAAGTTCTGACCCCGCATATACTACGAAAGAAGAGGGCTCATGGGTTGTCACCGGCAACTATGATAGCGATAATGTAACTCTATCTTATAAAAAAGTTCCTATATGTAGTTTTTCCTCAGATGAGTTTGGTTTTTCTAAAGATGATATTTTTACGTTTAAGTCAGCACTGTTAGATGTTATAGAGTCCGATGAAGGCTTTGTGAAAAAGGTTATAGGCAGCCAGCCGGAAGCAAAGGTTTCTGCCATAAAGAGTCTTTTTCCAGAATTATTAAAATAAGGGTATACAATGAGTCAGATAAAAGATATTGCAAGACAAGCCGAGATGGCTTTAAATAAGATAAAAAATGGAAAAACTTTTCCGGCATCCTATGTTGTTGCTAGGCTTGAGACCGCTCTAGAGAAGCACCCCCATGATGCCCTGATTGGCACCATGCGGGACGTTCTTTCTAAGAGGGCCGGCGATGATGGCTTTTTCAGCCAGAGAGATATAGCAGAAACCTATGATCATTTGTATGGTATGTCAGGGCGTAATTCCAGGTTTAGAGAAGAAGCTGGAGATCTTTTGCCAGATAGTCACGCTTCAATCCCTGCAAATGTCTCTGGAGCAGAAGGGTCCAGGGTCCCTCTTGAAAAGGCTCTTGAGCCAATGTATGGGCCTACGAAGCTTTCGGAAGAACTCGCTGGCGTCTTTTCCTTAAATAAGAAGGGATCTTTTTCGGCCTTTTCTGACAATACCCTCAGAAAAGCAGAAAAATTTACAAAGCTGCAATTACAATCTATGGACTGCGTTCCGCAGACCGTTAAGGCCATTAGGTCTAATGATCACTTTGTTTTATGCACAGCATCAATAGATACGTCTGACTTCACCCAGGTAGAGGTCTCAGTTCCAGTTCAGGTTACGAATGGAATTCCGTCTCTGCCGACAACCTTCGTTCAGGGCGACCAGCTTGTAAGGCTTAATAAAGAAAATCTTTATGTATTTGTAAAAGATAAGAATAACTTTACGCAAAAGTCTTCTAAGAAAAAGTATGCAGACCAAAGATCATTTGGAACCCTAGAAACAGACGCCCCCGTTACCCCCTCTTCACTTGAGGCTTATACGAATATAGAAGATAGCTTGGTAGAGGCGGCAGCGTCCTTTTCCAAGGACCAGATAAATATGGCAAGAAATGTGATCGCCTCACAAATGGCAGGCTTTGGCATTCCCAATCCTCAGGTAAAAGTCGAAGCATCCGATGATAAGATTCTAACATTCAGTACAGACATTCCAACGGATAAGGGCCGGGTTGTTATAAGTATTCCTGTAGATATGCCAAATGGAAGCCCTGTGATCCCAAATAAATTTAAGGTCGCAGGACAGACCCTTCCTCTTAATGAAAAAGGTTTGAGAAAGGTCCTCGAAAGTTCGAAGACCAATTCTTCGCTGCAAAGTGTGTCTAGAGAGGTTGAGGAGATGGGAAGGCTTTCTTATCCTCAGTTAGTCGATCAGGTAACAGATGGTGTGGCTACAGCTGATTTTAAGCGAGCAGAGGATGCTCTAACTACCATAGAATCAAAATTCGGTGGGCAAAAGTATATATCTGCATTAGATATGTTTTCTAAGCTTTTAAAGCACTCCTCTGGAAATACAGATAGAGAGAAGCAGATTAAGAATGCTTTTGAGAGAGGAGACCTCGTTAGGGTTCCGACCTCTGTACAGCTTTATTGCCCCAAGCTTGGACTTCCAGTTAACAAGGTTGCCTTTGATGAAAAGGGAAGAATGGTCCCATCCACCAGAGCCTTGAAGTCAGAGGCGCTTAAGGATACTGGAGCTATGATTTCTGCCTCTAAAATAGTACTATCATAGGAGATAACATGAGCAAGGCAAGGCGTGGGATATCAAAAGTAGCTGTAGGGGATCAACATGGAATCTTCCAGCACTTTCAATCCAATACTACAGATTATGCCACAAGAGAGAGATATCTTTCGCAGAGGGGCGGCGAAGCCCCAATCGGCAGAGATACCGAGTCTCTTTATAACATAGCCCCTGAGGGTGACGACTCAAGAGTTCCAACGGAATATGTTGCCCCTCATTTGTCTACTCGATATTCTCCTGATAGAGTAGGCGTTCAGGCAAAAAGGGTATCCGATGGGGTTTATCAGGATCCTTATACAAATAAAGTATACGATTATAACGAAGGCTTTAAGACAGAAGACGGACGATCTTTTCCTGGCGGAAGCGCATCATTACAATCTAGCCTTATGCGAGCGGCAAACCTTCTCGATAAGAAGGGTCTTATAAAAGAGGCTAGCAGGCTCGATGGGGTTCTGGAAAGACTTTCGAAGAATAAAGAATTTATCAAGCTAGCCGAAGATACACCTGTTTGGGATGTAAGCGACACATTGTCAGAAGAAGAGGCAGGTGAGCTTGGGCTAGTAGGCGATGAACTAAGACTAGGGGATGATCCCGTGGGCATAACGAAAGAAGAGCTTGTCCAAGGATGCGTTGAGATGGAACTAATAGACATAGTAAAAGCTCTTTTCTCAGCACATGAGGACGTATCATCTCCCTATAAGTTATCGCCAGCAAGACTCAATGACCTAGATCCGTGCAATCTTACAGAAGATGAAAAAGGAATTGTGGGAGGCGAGAAGACGGCCTTGGCCCGCACAGCAAGAACCCTAATACTTGCCTCCAACGCTCTTGATAAGCTTGGGCTTAAGCGTGAGTCTGATACATTAGACTTAAGCATAAAAGAGTTGGCAAAGCATGCCAAAGCTCAGTATGGCCTTAATCCCATCATAAGCGTTGCTTCGTCGTTAGATGAGCGAGGCCTTTATGATATATCTGATCTTTTAGATACGTGGATGAATAAGAACGCTTAGCATATAATAAGCAACTTCTAAAACTCTATACTAATGTTAATGCTCTGGTTAAGTAATATATAACCAGGGCATTTTTTTTAACTGGAGAAAATATGAGCAAAAAAGTATTGAATCATCCCGATAAAGAGGATATGATCAAAAGATTATTGGGCGGAGACTCTGTAAAAGAAGTAGAGAGATGGCTCAAAGAGAAATACCCAAGGTCAAAAAGATTACACGTATCTTATATGACTCTTCAGAAGTTCCGAGCAGACCACCTAAACCTAAAGGGGGACGTCCTTGGCGATATAAAGAATCGCAGAACAGAGCTTGATAAAGAGGCGATAGAGGCCGAAACAAAAATGGTTATACATAACTCGTCTGCTTATCAGCAGAAGATCGAGGAGATAGCCGATGGGAAACTTGACGTATCAAAAAGACTTCTTGAGCTGGACTCTTTAATAAACTCTAGATTAGAATTTTATTATAATCTTTTAGAAAACGGAGGCACTCTTCGAGAGGATAAGATTTTTATAGAATATATAAATACTATGAAAGGCTTAATGCAAGACTGGAAGAAGTATGTAGAGGGAGTCGCAGATAAAAGAATTGAGCATAATATTAATATTAATGTAGTAAGTGAGCAGGCAAGAATTTTGAAAGAAACTGTAATTGATGTTCTTAGTGAAATTAGCCCAGAGCTAATTACCGTTTTTGTAGAAAGGCTTGATGTTAAAACTAGAGCGCTAACAGGCGCTTATGGAGAATTGGAGGGAGAGATAATAGATGTTGATTGATGGAAAGACATACAAGGTATTTGACTTTAAAGATATCAATAGCTTAATCTCCTTTGAAGAATGGCTCAAAAGGAGTCTTACAATATATCCTGATGATGACTCTATCCCAAACGCACACATGTTGTCTCACCTGGAGTATCTTCGAGAGGCTGTTTATGCGCAAAAGGTGAAAGAGAAAAGAAAATGGTTGGAAAAAATAGACTCTTTAATTGAGAGGGCCAAACAGTGAGTTCTGCAAATATTAACGAGTATTTTCTCAGAAAACTTTCTAAGGTTAATATATCCTTTGAGTCAGAAGAATTTGGAATTTTAACAAAAAAGGGAGAAGAGTTAACTAGCCTTGGAATAGATTCTGACGAAAAAATATTATCGTATAAATTGGCGAAAGCCGCTGGCCGCTCTCTTGGCTTAGAGGTACCTCAGAATGTTTATCGTAAGGCTATAGACCAAAAGATTGTAAATAAAAATGATGCATATTTAATCCTTTTAGAAAATCGAATTGAAGAGCGTGGAATAAGAAAGGTTGCTTATCCGAATCCTTTTGGTCAAAATTATGATGTAGAAGAAGAGGTGGACATAAATAAATGGTTAAAAACTGTTCATTTAATTTATGATTCCGTGCAGAAGGAACAGATGACAAAGCAGAATGCCTTAGAGTATTATAGTAATTTTCTAGATATAGAGAGAGAAGAGGATACTCGATTTAAAAAATGGTTTAAATATTATAGTGAAGGAGAGCACTTGAAGTACTCTTCGAATGAGGAGCAAGATATGAAAAAGAGCGCTATTTACATGGGCAACCTGGGGCAAGGAAACAGCAACTACACGCATAGTCGAGGCGGGTTTAATATGCCTGGAGATAGTTTCGATGGAGCGACCTTTGACGAAACAGCGGAGCGATCTAGAAGTAATGCCGATGAAGGTGATGCATTTAGTTCATGGAAAGGTAAGTTGCATGGAGCCTTAAGGCGCATAGACAAGCTTTTAAGAAGCAAACATATGGATGGAGAGAAATATAAGATGTTAGCAGAACATCTTCTCAATCTAAGTCATCAGGTTCATTGCTTAAAACTTGCAAGCACAATTTCTGACGTAACACACAGAACTGCAAATACTCTTGAGAAGCATGGGCAGAAAGACGTGGCCGAGCTACTTGTAAAGATAGCCCAACAAGTGCCGGAAGAAGCTCCTATGCAGGAAGCTCCTATGCAGGAAGAGGGGCCTCCTCCCGGTGCCGCTCTGCCAGAAGAAGCTCCTATGCAGGAAGAGGAGCCTCCGGTAGAGGCCACTCCTGACCCTAACGACCCGAAGTCAGCTATACCCTCTGGAGATGATGTTGACCCAGTAGAATTGAAAGACATAACTCCTGTTCCTGGGGCAAGACAGGGCGAGTATGAGGAGCTATCCGGGAATATTAGTCTTGATGATGCGGCAAGAAAACTTGATGAAGTAGCTGGAATGCTTGCGGATAGAAGAATAATTAGACAGCTTGCTGAGTTTGATATAATGCTAGATAAGATTGGTATAGCATCAATGTTTCCTGAGCTTGCAGAGTCTCAGAGTAAACTTATTGATGCCTTCTCATACGCCTTGACTAGGGTTACCAAAATGATGGGACAGCTCGCTAATGCAAAATCTATTTCAGACTCTAGGTCCGATTTGCCAGGAAGACCTGAACCTGAGAAGGCACCTCTTGAGACAGAAGAGCCTGAAGAGGAAGTATTTCAAGAGCCTGGGGTATAACCTGAGGCAATAAGCAATATAGTTTGGATGAGTTATGAATCTAGAGGAAATTTATAAAAATATATTAGATATATCATCTAGTAATTATATATCCGAACCAATGATTGTTGGCGGAATTCCACGAGATATTTATTTAAATAAGATTACTAAAACTGATATTGATTTAACGACCAATGATGCAGACTCTCCTAGGCTTGGCATTTCCACCGCTATGCAGCTAAGGTTGGGATTTAAGATGTTCGAAGATGCCCATGTATCAGTTTACGCCGAGGGCAAAGCGCTTGATTTCTCAGGAAACTTCATATCAGATAAGGCGGTAGGCTTCGCAGAGATTGAGTATGGGAATAAAGATAGGAACCTTTTTGAAGTATATAGCAGAGACTTTACAATAAACACTATGCATAAAAAGCTTTTTGAGCATGAACTAATAGACATCACAGGCTTAGCGGTTAAGGACCTAGAGAACAAGGTAATAAGGCCTGTTACCACTCCAGAGATCTGCTTTGAGGACGACCTGAGAAGAGTTTTTAGGGCAGTAAATTTTGCGGCAAGGCTCGGATTTTCTATTGATGGAGGCATAATTGATTATGCCAAAAACAATATAAATATATTTTCAAGAGAAATGGGAAGGACGCTTCGAGATGCTTTTGTTACATCTATAATTGGCGAATCTATAAATGAGGATGCAGAAAAAACTTTGGGGTATCTTATGGATATGGGTATACTATCATTAATCCCCCTTACAGGGTCTTTTAAGGAAGAGCTTATAAAAAGAAAGATGATAGCCAAATACCTTGATGACTCTATTACTTTAAATGATAAAAGTCTGGGGGATGCATATGCTTAAAAATACTAATACTTTATTCTTTTATTAGGAAGCATTAAAAATGATTAGAGGAAAAACACATTTATGCCCCTTTGGATTGCCGGTACCCGGAGGGTGTACGTCGGCAGGGGGCTTGTCTGAGGAGGACGAGTCTGCCGTTATATCGAAGATGGTTCCTCTTCATTTGGCCGAAGATGATGAGAAGAGACAAGCGATTTTAGAGGATAATTTAGAGGAAATGCTTTTAGCGGAAGAGCCAAAACAATGCCCCTTTGCTGACAGGATTTATGAAAGCAAGGAATCTGTAGATTGTAAGTTTGATGAAAACCAGCAGTCTATTCCGGCAGGAAGTGCTGGGTTAAATGGAAGTCCGATGTACCCACATATAATGATAGGAAATATGCCCAAAGCTCAATATGGTTATCCTATTAATTATTATTCTGATGATAATGAGAATACAGATGTTTATTATGGAATTTATAGCTTAATAGGATAGGAGAACACATGTCTAATAGTTTAAAAACAGTAACAATCTTTAAGGAAGCTAATTATGGTGATGCTACTTCCTACTCAGAAGATCATGTTTCTTTTTCGGAAGATGGTTTCGAGGGCATGTCTCCAGAGGAAATTTTTGGTGCAGGCACGGCCTCTGCTGATGTAGGAACAGGCGATGAAGGAGAGACAATCTTTGAAGAGGATCTGGCCGAACTGAAGGACGTGACACTCGGAGATGTTCTTGAGCCTTTTTCAGAAGGAGAGGGAAGCCTTGGAGACTTAGGAGAGAGGCTTGAGGATCTTGATGAAGATGTGACCCAATTTGTAGAAGAGCATGGAGACATGCCTTTGTCTGACTTATTGCCGGGGGCTGATGATTATAAGCCTGATGATGAGCCAGAGCCTGAAACAGATTATGCAAATGATAAAGATTTATCTAAGTTTATGAGCCATGTGGACGAATTGTATCCATCTCAGATTCCAAAGCACGATGGAACGTCTACGGTTGGGTGCGAAAGAGCCATAAGCTTCTTGGACAGAATGAATGGAGATATATCTAGAGCCATACGAGAAGATCATGAGAGCGTCTTGGACATAGCCAAGCTTGAGGATGTCAGAGTAAATATCATGAGAGACGTGCTAGTTTTGAAGGATCACTTGGGCAAGCTGAAGAAACAAATTAAGGACAATCATGGCCAAAAGGATTCTAAGGCATCTTCCGCCCCTAATTGGAAGAGCCCATCAGGAAGAAGCCTTTCATATAAGCAGCTTAAGGACGCAGAGAAGTTAGAAAAGAAGGCTGCAACTCCAAATAATATTGTTATTGCAGTTTCTCCGTTCGAAAGAGCAATATCTGGAATGATGATTAATGCACATGTTTCTGCGGGGCATCCAATGGAAGACGTCTATGCCTCCTTAAAGAAAAAGTACGATCTTACCGATCGTGAAGAGCTTTCTATTATGCAGTTATGTATGGACAGTGGCTTTCATATCTTTAAAGACAGAGGCTCTTATGCTCCAGAGGTATCTAAAGATGACGGCGATAAGCGTGGAGTTGATTTCGTAAGAAATTATTTCTCATAAGGAACAAGGAATATTATGAAAGAATTATTAAAATTAGCTAATGAATTAGATAAAAAAGGCCTTCAAAAAGAGGCTGATGTTATAGACTCATTTGTGAAAGAGGCGGGCTTTATGTCGGTGGTAGGCGGATGGGTTGCTGGGAAGCTGGACCCAGAGACTCTTGCTGCGATAGCAGATCAACTGGATCCCGAACGATTGGCGATGGTGGCCAAGGCAATGGATAAAGAAAAGCAAAAGGACGTAATTCGTATATTAGTTCAAGACCCAGAAATACGAGCTGTAGCATTTGAGGCATTAAACATTGATCCTAATCTTGGCAATCTTGGTTTTGATGTTCTCAGGAACCTGCAAGGGCAAGGCCTAGATACCAAAAACCTGCCCCCAGAAGTCGCAGCCCTTGCTGGCTCAGCCGGTGGGGCCGCTGCTACTAGTCTTAAGGATTTACAAAATATGTTTGGGGCGAGCCTTCAAAAAGGCGATCCCATACAGGGGGAATAATGATTAGACGATTAACCAAATTAGTAAATGATCTGAACTCAATGGGACTTCGGAAAGAAGCCGACTATTTAGGCGCGATAATAAGACTTGCTGCCGATGAGAAGGGAATTACTCTCGATTTTGGGGATGAGGGTGACGAACAACAGATCCAGCAGGATTATGAGACATGGAATCAGGGTCGAAAGGAATTTCTTGAGCATGGCAAGATTCCCTTAGACGAGCCGGGAGAGATTCCCACGGAGACCCTCCTCTCATACTCCCCGCCGACAGATCCTACTGTCGCCAGGCTGGAGGCAAGAATTAGTATGCTTGAGAAAGAAGTCAAAAGACTAAAGGGCGAAAGTTATTCGGAGTGGTATGAAGAACAAGACGCAATGACTCAACAGGAGCATGATAGAGCTTCGCATCAGCAAGATGTGATGGATATTTCTAGAGAATTTCATGAACATGAGATGGATGTAGATTAGAAGTTTTGTAATGGAGAGTAGATAATGAAGGTAAATAGACAAAACTTAACAGAAGAATATAGCACAACTGCTGGTTGGGTTAGAGATTTTTCTAATGGTTTAAGCAAAAATGCTGATTACCTTGACAATCTTCGATCTATAATGAAGAAGCGCAAAGACTTTAAGACCATAGACGAAAAGATGGCAGACATGAAGGCCAGAGCGGGCTTTGATATTATAAAAAATGTTGACATCTCAGAAGAAAACACTACAAAGGAAGCAGGCTGCGGGTGTGGCAATACCTGCAAGGGGTGTTCCTCCAAGCCCTCAAAACCCTCCGACAAAAAAGATTTGGCCAAAAAGTTAGGTGAGGTTATGAATTATATAGCTGCTTTCGTGAAAGACAGGCCAGACGCTGGCTATGGAGCCGTAATAACACACTGCAGAGAGCATCCTCATCTCGGCTTCGATAAGCTTGAAAGAAGGCTTAATCATAAGTTTAAAGATGCAGTGCGTGCCATTCTTAAAGGCCAAGAAAAAGATCCAGAAGCAGTAGAATATATACAGGGAGCCGATATGACTTCATCTCACGATGATGACATGGCCGAATACTATTCTCACGCTAATGGATAAGAATGTCAAAAGAAAAGAAAGCAAATGAAAAGCTTTTTGAGCAGCTTAAAACTGGTTTTTTAGACTTTGATCCAGCTCATTTTGTTCAAAATAACCTTACTTTAGACGGAGCTGACTTCCGGGTCCTTGATAATGGCTGGAAGTTTATGGCAGAGGTTTATCGACATATAGCGCTTCAAGCCACAAGAAAAGATGGAAAGCCTGTAGTTATAAAGAAGGGTCGGCAGGTCGGCGCAACAGTTATGGCGGGAGCCTTAGACCTCTTCTTTACGAACAGTGGTCTTTTTTGTGACCCGAACATTAGGGTTGTTCACTTATTTCCTGCTTTAGCTCAGGTTAAAAAGTTTTCTCAAGATAAGCTTGAAACTTTAGTCAGAACTGCTAAAGAAGATTTTATAAATAAAAATAAGCTTATTAGTCAAAATTCTGTAGATAACTTAACGATGAAGCAGTTTAATACCGGAACCCTGTGGATAGACAGTCTCGGGTCAGACGGGGACAGGATTCGTGGTATGACTGCAGATATTGTTTTCTTTGATGAGGTTCAAGATATGTTTGGGCATGCAATTGGCAACGCAACAAAGATCTTGACGGCAGCAAAGTACGGGCCGACTGGTCAGGGTGTTCAGGTATATTTTGGCACCCCCAAGAGTAAGAGCTCTTATTTCTCTACAATTTGGGATATGTCAGATCAGAGATATTACCACCTAGGGTGCATCAATTGTGAGAAGACTTATCCGTTTTATTTGCCAGGAGATGATCGATGGAAATCTATATGGCTTTATGAAAATACTGTACAGTGTCCAGAATGCGGCACTAAGCAGAAGAAGGTTGAGGCAGTAGAGCGAGGAAAGTGGGTATCGTCTAGAGACCCAAGGGAATGCGAGTTTGTTGGTTTTCATATTAATCAATTATATATACCTTATTTTACTAGGGAAAATATAGACAAGCTCATGCCTGAAAATAATCCTGCTCAAACAGAGCGGATTTGGCAAAATGAAGTTGTAGGAGAGTTTTATTCTGGAGCTGGGTCACCTTTAACCAAGGCAGAGATTTATAGAAAGTGTAGAGATCAAGATAGAAGGTTCTCAAAAGATATAAACTCAGCAGATAAGGATGTGTATCTTGGTGTTGACTGGGGAGGAAAAGAGGACGATCCAAATGCAAAGGGCGGGCAATCTTATTCCTGTGTGGTTATAATTTCAGCACAGCCAGATGGAACCCTTTCTGTCGAACACGCTCATAAGCTCAAAAAGAATAATTTTTCATTCAAAAAAGATACTATAAAAGAGATGTATAGAAGGTTCGGAGTAAAAAGGGGCGTTTCTGACTGGTTTTTTGGGCAAGATGTAGTGCATGATCTTCAGGGAATTTATGGGGAAAAATTCTTAGGAGCACAAGGAAGCGGCAGCTTAATAAAGCCTATAAAATATAGAGAAGATGAGCTTATCGTTTCTTATAATAAAGATCTTATGATAGAGGAGCTGTTTGATTTGTTCAGAAAGGGTAAAATAAGGTTTCCGTGGAAAAGTTACGAATATGTTGAATGGCTGATTGATCACTGTACTTCTATGGAGTCAAAGGTTAGAATCTCAGGTGGCCAGCCGCTTAAAACCTTTGTCAAAGGTTCAACGCCGAATGACGGACTCATGGCCCTAATGTATGCTTATATGGCATATAAATTTGATTTAACTAAAGGATTTACTATTAAACCTGGTTTAGATAGAAAGAGCGAATATCTACAGTCAACGTTGGCCAGGGTAACACGGAGGATATAGAAAATGAAAAGAATTGGTAAGCCGAACACAGATGTCTCCAAGAAAACTGCGGAATCTCTGTCTGAGGTCAGACGTGCGGAAATAACTAGCGCCGTTAATAAGCAGGCTGATTTGCGAGAAGTAGCAGGGCAGTATGGAGCAATCGCTCATAGCCCTGGATTTAGACATGCCGCCCCAGGCATAATGAAGACAGCCTCCATAGCCTCTCCTATGCCTGGCCCCACTGTTTCTTCGTCAACAGATAGAATGGCACCAGAGATATATTCTCCATTATTCCAGCTTGCTAATTTAAATCTCCCAAGAGATAGGGTGACTATGAATGCCTGGAACAGGGTATTCTACGACACTCATCCAATTGTTAGAAATGCAATAAATTTACATGCCAGCTATCCTATAAGCAAGATAAATATAACCTGCAAAAACAAGCAGGTTCAGCAGTTTTTTATGGAAATGGCAGAAAAGATTGATCTGTATTCAGTGGTGTATGGAGCCGCTCTTGAGTTCTGGAAGATGGGAGAAGCCTTTCCATACGCAGAGCTTGACGAAAGTCTCGGTACTTGGAGCAGGATTACTATTTTAAATCCAGACTATGTACATGTAAAGAAATCTGTGATAGGAAATCATACTCTTGTATCTCTAAGGCCTGATGCAAATCTACAGAGAATAATAAGCTCAACATCCCCCTCTGATTTATCTATGAGAAAATATATTCCAAAGCATATAGTGGAGTATGTGAAGAAAGGCCAGAATATACCGCTTGACTCTTTTAACGTTTCTCACCTTAAGCTTTTAAGCTCTCCCTATGATGTAAGGGGAACGTCTGTCGTAGTCTCTGTATACAAGGACTTGATGCTATACGATAAGCTTAGAGAGTCAAAATTTGCTCAGGCAGATGGCATGATAAACCCACTCACCTTAGTTACGATGGGAGGAGAGGGCGATTATAGGCCGACCCAGGCTGACATAGAAGCTTTTAAGAATTTGCTAGAAGAAGCTCAATATGATAAAGATTTTAAGATCGTAACACATAATGGCGTTAAGGTGGAGCGAGTAGGCTTTTCTGGAGCTACAATGGATGTAGGCCCTGATATTGAACATATTATAACAAATTTATATGCAGGGCTTATGACTCCAAAGGCTTTGATGGACCAAGAGGCCGCAACTTATGCTAGCTCTTCCGTTGGGCTTGAGGTCCTTAGGCAGAGATATGATATCTTCAGAAATATGATGAAAAAATGGCTAGAAAGAAAGGTATTCGCTCCAATATGTGAGATTCAAGATTTTTTTGAATACAAAGATGGTGAAAAAAGACTTCTTGTTCCATCGATAGATTTTAATCATATGAATCTATATGATATGGCAGACTACATAACTTCAATTGGCCAATTTGTAGGAAACAAGCAGGTTTCTCTGCAAACTCTTCATCGAAGTCTTGGTTTGAGCTATGAAGAAGAACGACGAAGAATTAGGGAAGAGATGATTGACGAACAGGTCTTTGCAAAAGAGCAGCAGGTACTTGGAAACATGAGGCTGTCTGAACTGCTAGGGGTTGATCCGTCTAAAGCTATAGCTGAGCCGCCAGGAGAGGCTGGCTCTGCTGAAGCCGCTATTCCTGGGGTTGAAGGCGGCGATATGGGCGGCGGTGGCGCTCCGATGGGCGGGGATGCCGGAGGCGGCGAAGGCTTGGTGTAATGGGGTATGTGGGTTAATATGAAGAAGTTATCTAATGAAAACAATTCAGAGGGTTCCGAAGCGCCTGATTCTTCTGCTATGTCAGAGGAAGAAGAGAATAAAAAGAAAGAAAGAGAGGAGAAGAATAAAGAAAATATAGCTACTCTTTTGCGATCTGCTTTAAAATCGGCATCAGAAGGAATTTCAAAAGGCATATCGGCAGACCTTGCTTCAAAGAGGGATGTATCTTCAATTTTTGGTGACATTACGGAGCTTTTTGTGGCCCCGCTGCTTCTTTCAACGCCCGGAAGAGCTCTTGAGAGAGATATAAAGGGAGCTGCAGGCCTTACGGAGACTAACAACAAGGTTAACTCAGAGGCCAAGAAAAGGCTTCAACAAAAGATAATAGCTCCATCGATTCAACTTTATACCTCAAACTTTGCTTCGCTTATTAAAGTTTTAAATAAGACTTCTTATATAAAAAAAATAGAGCTGAATGACATAACAAATATAGAGGCTATGGCTATTGAGTTTAAGGGGAAGGATCTTTCCGTTACAAACTTTAGCTCAAAAAGTCCTTACAAAATAATAATAAAACAAATCATACCTATATTGAGAGAAAAGTTTGATGCAATTGTTTCATTCGATCAATCTTTAGGCCCAGGAGCAAAGATCGATCACGAGGGGCTTGCTCAGGATTATTTGGAAGGGATGGAGATCTCAGAAGATATAGCGGAATTAGAAAGGTTTTATAAAGCAATACAAGAGTGGAAGGCAGTCTTGGAGGCCTTTAGTGAAAACGTTGATAACACCACGGGTGTTAGTTCTGAATCGAAAAAAAGCAAGAATACAGATGATGACAAAGAAGAGGGCGGGGAGGGAAGCGCCTCAGGAGAGGGCCCGCCAGCGGTCGAGACTATTGCAGAGAATATTTATATACATGCAGTTAGACCTGGACAGTATGTTCACAGGGACCCGACTGGTGCAGGTGGTCTATATATAAATGATCATGCACTAAATAGTGAGGATACACCCGTAGTTAAGTTATATATAAAGGGGGAGGGCTCAGGTAGTGTTAATTCTTCTGGATCAGGAGAGGCTTATTTAAAGCACTTCATAAATAAGGGCGCTGTTTCCTTTGCCGGCGGCGCAAATTTATCTCAGATTATTTATAATGTTACAAGAGAAAGTGTCTCTGGGGGATCAGAGATAACTATTTATTTTAGGCCAAATGGGGTTAAGGCAGTAAAGGGCAGTTCTGCAGAGAGAGTTGAGATTATGAGGGTTTCTTTGGATCGCGGAAATATATCTGTATTTGCAGATGATATGTCTCAAGTGGAAACTCTTAGGAAGATTTCTTCAACAGAAACAACCCCTTATTACCAAACTACCTCGCCAAGTGGTGAAGTCATATTCTTTACTCCATCAGACTTAGTTATATCAGGAGGAAGTGTTAAGGACTCTAAGGGTAATAAGTTTAAGCCTAAAAAAATAAAAGGAAAGTCTCTCGCCCAAAGAGTTGTTTCCCCAGGCTTTGGTAAGGTGAGGCGAAAGAAATGAAAAAGACAGCCTATAATTCTAGAAGGCCGGAAGCCAGCACGCCCTGTAGATCTGCAGAAATACCTTCTGCATCTTCTGGAGAGGAGGGGCTGGGCGGAGAGCCTGGACACGGCGTAGGAAGAGGCTACACGCTGCCAGGAGAGCCTACGAGCGCCTATGATGGAGATCCGGAAAAAGAGCTTTTGGATCCCCCGAGGTTTAGACGTAGCAGAAAGGTTGACTCAAAAGCGTTATTAGATTTATTTGTTATGCTTGCAGATGAAATGGACGGCGAGGGCGAACATGTTATGGCGAATTTTGCAGATTTTATGATTAAAAAAATTGCAGAACAAAGAGATCTTGATTATTCTATGCTCTTTAAGGATCTTCTAGTAAAGATTGTAGAGTCAGATATTGTAGATAAGAATAAGCTAATTATATCCCTAGTAAGTATATTTAATAGAGCTTTGGTTATTAGCGCTAATAATGGTGCCACGCTAAGCAAGGCTAAGCTAAATGCCTATCAGGCGGCTGTATCAAGGGCAGAGGAATATGTCAGATAAGATAAAGAAACATTCCCAGCTATTAGAGCAGAATCCGGTATATGTTGCAGAGCAGCTTCATAGTATGATTAAGGTTATGATATCAAGAATGTCGCCTGAAGCAAGGATGCGGTCTTACCAAAACGTTTCCGGCAGGATTGCCGATTTTAATGTTGTGGAGATAGCTTCAAAAAAAGCTCCTGGCGGCGCAGCGATAGGGGTGAGTCTAGGTCTGGTTAAAAATGTTTTGAACGGTAAGGACCCATACTTTATAAACACAGTTCTTAAAGAGCTTGTGATTAGACTATGATTATTCTGCTATTTTTTTAGATAAATAGTAATCAGGAGATGAGATGAAAAAAGAGGCTTGGCCATGGATAGGGAGAACAGAGAATGAGATGGGGTCTATGGCTCCCAGGGGAGACTCTTTTCGGGACATCTCCAATGATGCATACGAGGGTTACGATATGCTTTCTCCTGTAAAGCACATTCACGAAGGTACGCCCCCAGAGTCTGGCGGCGAAGGTATGCGGTATACTGCTCAGCCTAGCTTTTCTGACATGCAAGATGATGAGCTTTCCGCCCTGCTGGATATGCTTCAGTCTATTCGAGCCTCACTTGAAGATAATATGACTATAGCTACGATGGGAAGCTTAGGCCTGGAATGTTCTAAGGCTTTTTTGGATAAAAAAGTGAATATAGTTAATTTATATAAGACATCCGAGGCAATAGATTCTGATTCAAGAATTCATAAAGATTCTGGATCCCCAATGTTTCATAGGTTTCAAACTAGGCTGGATGGATTTATTCTTGATGTATCTACGGCTTCAAGAGAAGAAGCTCTTCTTTCTATAAAAAATTTATCCGAACAGATCGCTTTTAGTGGGTCTGGAATCATCTTGTCTTCGCCCAAGGCTGATATAGATAAACTTATTGGCAGAGGGGGCTTTAGTATTTTGAAGAAGCACTCTGGACTGTATGGCAAGTATCTCGTAAAGAGCGCTAGAGGGAGCAAGGTCGCTATAGCGAGATATTATGATAATAATGCTACAGAAGTTGCGTCATTTTTATGTGATATAGCAGAGACGTTTGATGAGAAAAAGGATGGATTGCAGGTTTATTCTAGGCTGAAAAAAGAATGTGGGTTAGTATTTTCATACAAAAGGCCCACAGATGTTATGTTTCACATGGGCAGTGTTAGTTACCCTATAGATATTATCTTTATAGATAAAGACGACAATGTTAAGGCTATTTATAAGAATATTTCACCAGGATCTTTAGAGGTCTTTGGCGCATCTGGCATATCTAATGTCCTTGAAATCTCCGGTGGCCTATCTAACCTTTTGGATATAAAAGTTGGTGGAAAGATTTACATCACCAGAGGAGAGGCTTATTCTGGTGATATAGAAAAGATTGGTTCGCTTCTTTCTGATTTAGACATAAATGGAGTCGCATTTAAACATACGCATTCAGGTAATCCGGCTGCATATAATATTGCAGGAAAGAATATTATAAGAGTTAGGGGGAAAGAAGCCCCGTCTACGTTTAATATTATGAAAAAGTTTGCTTCGAAAAATATAGCCTTGGAAAATAGGTCTACCGCTGTAGACATAGACACTTTTTTAAGCTCACTGGGAAGAGTAAGGCTATATTCTAGTGAGCCTCCAAATATTAAGGGCAGAATTCATTGTGGTATTTTTAATGAAACATTTTCTATAAAAGAAGGCTCTTATATAGATGTTCCCGCATTAACTTTTTTCAGGAAAGGCGTATATGAAAAGCTGAGTGAGAATTATTCTTTTATAGATAACAAATCTATTCTAGAGTCCTTTTCTCTTGATCATAAGAAGATTCTTAAGAAGATAGGCTCAAAAAGCTCTACTGATATTATAGTTGTTTCCAGAGAAGAGCTGGAAACGGATCTTGTAGAAATGTTTCTGGAGAAGTCTATAGAAAAGATATTTGGAGAAAAGATATGTATAACTTCCTCTTCATTGCAGATTCCTAAAAGCTTTGGATCAAAGAGCGCATATAAAGCTGTAAACCAGAGGTTTGGGGACGCAGACCTATGTTCTCATGCTCTTGTGAAGGAAGGCGGAATGCCTGTTCCTGAGGGAACGAAAGACAAGGCGAGAAATGCTTTGAAATATATTTCTAGATCATCAGAGCTTTGTGACAAATTAGTGGATAATTTTGGTAAAAATTTAGAAGCTTATAACAAAATCTCAGGCAATGCAGATGCTATCGCCTCTAGTAAAGGAAAATACAACCAGTCATGTAAGAGAAATTCTAGATTAGCAAAAAGAATGCTTTTAAATATCAAGAGCAGTATTCAGATGCTAAATGAGATAAAAGATATATCAACTACATCAGAGGTAATAGGCGCTATAGCTGAAGCGGCAAAAGTTTCTTCAGAGTCAGTAAAAGAAATTATAGATTTAATAAGTGTAATTGATACAGATGAATTTTCGACCAAGTTAGAAGAATCTACGGGCAAGGCGGAGTCTTCTTTAAAAGATACGGTGATGACCCTCAGTAGAGCAAAAGATTATATTAATAATGACATTCTTGGTATACTGGTTCTTACGGAGTAAATATGTTTATAAAATTTAGTGATAAAACAAAGAATATCATGGTTAAAAAAAGCAGCGAAGAGGCTGTGGACGGCTATCTTGATGAGGAGTGTTTGTTTTTGGATAGTAATGATGAAAAAGATAGAAGAGTCAAAGCTTTATCTGAATATGAAAAAAATAAGCCAAAAGACAAGAATTAGTATAAAAACTATGTAATTCAAAAAAATTTTACACAAAAAAAGCAGAAACTAATATTTATATAAATATTTGTAGTTTACGTGTCTGCTGTAAGTTTCATATAAGATGTTTCGTATAAGGGTTTTATTAAATGTTTAAAAAAGTATGTTTCTCTCCAGAAAGTGATGCTGTCTCTACACACACATCTGCGGAGATTTCAGCAAATCCAAAATTGGTAGAGAGGATGACTAAGCTTGCTAATGGTATTAAGACCATAGCACCTAGGTCAGATGACTTTCTTTATTTTTCTATAATATTTTTAAAAGCAGCAGAATCTGCCACATTAGACGACTCTGGACTTATAAAGAAGACCTCAAGCGGAGATAACGCTTGGGGTTTTTTTGATGAAAACTGGAAATGGCATGGAAACGTAAAACCTCACAGAAATAATAATAACGATATCTTCCCTGAATCAGAGCTAAAGATTGCTGCAAAAAAATGGATAGGCATGCCCCTGTGTCGTGACCATGAGTCAAGCTCTGTAGACGGAATTCGTGGGATCATCCTAGATGCGCATTATGATGAGAAATTTAAGCAGATCATTGGCCTCTGTGCTTTAGACAAGATTAATTATCCTGATTTAGCGAGAAAGGTTGAAACGGGACTTGTTAGGTACGGATCAATGGGCACAGCCGTTGAGACATCTATATGCTCAGATTGTGGAAATAGGGCTCAAACTCAAAAAGAGTATTGTGAGCATGTAAATAATAGGCTTGCTCACGGTGAAATAAACGTTGGTCTAAAGCCAATAGAGTACAGCCTTGTCGTCCAGCCTGCGGAACCTGGTGCGGTATTGTTAAAGTGTATTGCCTCTCTGCAGGGCTATAGGCAAGAACTTTCAAATTATGGAGTAGATAATGTAGATGAAATGCTCGGCAAGCTTTCGTTTGGTCAAGCTCAACATTTGGAAGGTATAATGAAAACAGCCTGTGGAGATACGGGCTGTTCTATTTCTGAGAGAAAAAAAATCGTTAGAAGTTTTTTGAAAAATAATTCGTTACTTAAAGAATCTCATTCAACTGGGGATGATTCAGGTGAGAGCTTTGCAAACACAGGTATCGCTGGTTTATCAGAACGCCTAAGGAGTGCAACGGAAGCGGCAAAGGCTTTGGCGGATCCTGATGTGCCAGAAGACGCAAGAAAGATTCTTAGTAGTTTAATGAATAAGTTAAAGTTAGAAGAAAAGTTAGAGGATGAAGGACAATTAAGAGGAGAAATGACCTCTAGGCCCCAAGATGATCAGGAGTCGTTTACTTCTGGTGAAAATACAGAGGGGGCTATAGGGGCTGGGGGCGTTCCGCTGTTTAGTGCAGCGCCATCAAATTCTCAAACTAGTATGTTAGGTGGAGGGGATACCGGGAATAGGCCCGATTTTCCACCGGATGATGACATTTTGTCATTTGACAATCCGTCTGGCGGTGAAGCTGTGACGGTTGAATCAAGTAGAAGAAATCACAGTATTAAAGTTGCAAATAATGATCTAGATAATGATTATGTAGACGACTTTTCAATCAATTCAATAATGGAGGATATTATGAATGAGTCAAGATTAAGAAAGAGAGCAGAGCTTCGCCGTAGAATAGCTTATATGCAAGGTGGAGCGGAGGGTGTCGAGCCAAATACTTACAAGAGTGAGACTTGGGACAGAGACCAGGACAAGCAAATGAAGCAGACCGGCAATATGGGCGGAACTGATGGCATGGCCCCTGGAGATAAGGAAACAAAAGAGAAGCTTAGTCGTGCAGAGCTTAAGCAGCGTAGACTTAAGCGCTTAGCTTATATGCAAGGTGGAGCTGAAGGTGTTGAGCCAAATACTTACAAGAGTGAGACTTGGGATAGAAACCAGGACAAGCAAATGCAGCAGACCGGCAATATGGGCGGAACTGACGGAACCTTTCCTGGAGATAAGGAGACTAAGGAGAAGCTTAGTCGTGCAGCATATAATGGCCCTGCCCTAAGAACTAGGTTCAGTGTAAGGCGCAGAACAGACGGATCAGTTGATAGAGGGAACAGCGTTTTTGAGGTTTTTGCTGGAGATCGAAGAGTTATAGCTGCAACTGCAGGCCAAATCTACCAAGATGAGCTTGCGGGAAATTGGGAGTGGATTTCTAGTCAGGAATATGGCAGAGAGGTTTGCTCTCAGATCAGACAGGCCGGACTTGATAAAGTGTCGAGTTTGCTAAAGACGGCACAAGAGGCTCCCCCGTTGGACGATATGGGCGGTGCTCCGCCTGACCTTCCCCCGTTGGACGATATGGGCGGTGCTCCGCCTGACCTTCCCCCGTTGGACGATATGGGCGGTGCTCCGCCTGACCTTCCCCCGTTGGACGATGCTGGGGCCCCACCTGAGGAGGAAGAGGACTTAACTCCATCGGAAGAGATTGAAAATAGACTTGCGGACATGGAAGGACTCCTTGACGAGATAAGAGACTTCGTGTCAAAGCTTGAGGACGAAAGACTTGCTGACGTAGATGTTAACGTATTTACTGGAAAGGGCAAAGAAGGAGAGACTGTCGAGGCTGGTGACGGCGGGCTTGGTGCTTTGTCCTCAGAGCTTATTAGCGGGCTAAAAACTGCTTACAGAAGGCTTGACGGCTCTGCCGATGAGCTTTCTTTGGTTGCAGAAACTTATGATAATATATCTAAGTTGTCTTCCGGGAACAGAAAGCAGTTTGTAAAGCTTGCATCCGCAGCTGTAAAGGATGCCGATCATCTTACGGGAGAATCAAGAGGGCTTATGAAGGTCGCCAGATCGGTCATGGAAGATATGGCTCAAGACGGCTCTTTCGCTGATGATGCTGATGATGCTGACGACGCCACAGATTTTCTGACATTTGCAGATTCAAATGATGCAGATGATAATATCGAAGATGGAGATGGTGATTCTGCAGATGACTATATTGATGATGGCGCTGTAGATTCGGCAGATGATAATGCAGAAGATCTCGTGGCAGAAGCCATGAGCCTGAGAAAAGCTAGGAGAGAATCCCTTCTAAAGCAAGCTGAAAATAGATTTCTTTCAGAAAGAGCCGCAAGCAGAGAGAATATTCTGAAACAAGCAGAGGGATCGCATGTATCTGATGAGGTTGCAGAAGATGCTCTAGACGAAGATGTTATTGTGGCGACAGAGAACAGAGGGAGCAATCTTGTAAAGAGCATTCTTGACTCGAAGGTTGCTGAGAAAAGGGTAGACGAGGAGCGTGAGAATTATCGAATCAAGCTGAGAAGAGCTTATGATGTTGGCCTTGAAATGCAAAGGAAAGGTCTTCTTGCTCACAGCAAAACCGCTTTAGATAAGCAGGTTGATGAAATAATGACTTTTGATGGCAATGCTTTTGAGGCATTTAAGCGAAGCATAGGTAACGCTAGAGCTGTCGGCAGTGTCAAGATCGCTTCTGATTTAGGAGGCGTCAATATCGGCGTCGAGCCCGACCAAGTGTCCAGTAAGCCTACTGGTAGACTTACGACGGCAGATACATTAACATCGATGTGGGAATAAGGAGGATAACCATGCATAGTTTAAAACCATCTGGAGATAATATTGCCCAAGAGTTTTTAAGAATCTTGGGAAAGAAGAGTTTGGTTAAGTCAGCCGCTTTTGAAGTGCCCGATGATCCTGCCGAAGAAGGCGTTGAGGTTGGTGGTTACACGTCTGAGACCGGGGAAAGCGTAGGCGGGTTTAGCGTTGAACAATCTGATTTTGATTTTTTGGCCGAACTGGAGAAGACGCTTAATCAGACTGTTGATGTTGGTTCTGTCGCTAGTGGGCTGGAGCAATCCCTTGAAGGTATGATAACAGACGATGACGAGGCCGGTGGAGATCGAGCAACCGAACAGCTTATTGCTATGGATTCGGCTCTTGATTCTTTCGCGCATACTAATTCAGAAAAAAGAGTGCTTATTGGGCTGTCTAAGATAGCCGGAAGTCTGAGGGCAAAAGGTGAAGCTTTTGCTGCAGACGTCGTAAATGCTACTGCCATTAGTATACATGGTGATTTGCAGAAAGAAGCTGGAAGAAAAGATGCGATTGTATCCGGACTAAAGAAGCTTGCGAGGGAGTTTTACAATGGTAAAGACCCACTTGCTGGTGATATGGTTCAGGTCACAATAAATAAAATTGGAGGAAACCCCTTTGACGAGCTGGAAGATGAACTCGACAAGCAGGAAGAGTCCGGGGGATCACCGCAAGATCAGTTGCTTCAGTGGTCGTGTGTAGACGATGCTCGCGGAAAGAAAATCAGGAAAGATTGGAAAGCTAAGGCTGAAGGCGGTGATCAAGCAGTTAAGATGCTTATGATGCAGTCAAAGAAAAAATGTCCTGACATGTGGACCTAGGAGTTGAATTAAGTTGTATAAGCTTTTAAATTGAACAATCTGAACTATTAATAGTAAGATAAAAGGGAGGGAGTAAATACCCTCCCTTTTTGATTTTTATATATGGGAGAAATAATTGCTTAAAGTTATTCACAGTGGAAATGCTATGCCAATGGCTCTGCCGGTAGATCCTACCGCAGAGTTCGAGCCAGGTATGTTTGCTCAATTAGGACTAATTGGCAATGACATTGTGGCCAGTATAAGCGATGGAACAGCGCCTCTTGGAATTATTGATGACGTTAGAACTACAGCTTTTACAAAGGCACAGATTGATGAGGTTATCAGCATAGAGGTTCAGGCGTCTGAGGTTGATGATAACGGAAAAAGAGTTAGCTCTGTAGATGTAACGGGAGTTATGGAATTTCCCAATATAATACAAAACAGCTTTACCTCTACAATATCAGTCTTGCTTAATCCTGTAAATGGAGTTATAACAGTTCCTGCGGGGACCGAGCTTAATCATGATTTAGATGATGATGGTACAAATGATTCATTTACCATTGTTGTTAATTATATTTATAGAGTTGCAGGAAAGCCTGGAGATGATACTACGATAGGCAGCGGAAGAGTAACTCTGCATTATCAGAGAGGTATATACGCAACAGATCAATTTGACACAACTCAAATTTATCCAGTTAACTCTACATTATATGTGGGGTTAGATGGAAAGCTAACTTCTTCACAGCCTACTGACGCCCACCCTGGCGTTGCCCTATGTACAGGGCCTCCATCTGCAGCAATTGGAACTATAGAGTTTATGTTGCTATAGGTTATATTTAAACTACTAATTATTTAAAATGTTATTGATATTATAATGGAGGCTATTTATGTCTAAAACCTGGAGCAAAGAAGATCGTCATCACTTTGAAAAAAGTGAAGTTATGCAAGGGCTTGAAACAATAGTGTTGGATACAATTCGACGTGCAGATATTTTGCAAGAAAAGTTTGCAAACGCTGATAAGATAAACGCGGTAACTGAGGCTACGTCAAAGTTAAAGGCAGAGATCAAGGAAACTGGTGAAGCTCTTACGGAGGCTGGTCTGAGTGGTGCTGCTGCTGACGATGGAGCCATTGATGAGAGTTGCGATGGACACACAGATCATGTTAGCGACGAGGTTGCCGAGGATGGTCTGGCCGAAGATCATCTACAGGATGAGGTCATTGATGACCTTAGAGACCTGGTCGCAGCAGCTATTTCAGAGGGAAATATTAAACTTGCGTATAGAATCGAAAGAACTATAGACGAAATAATGGAGCAAGATACGCCATGTATATAAATAAAGTAGGCAAGAGCGAATCTGCAGATTTATATTTCGAAATAATGTCTAAATTTAATAATTTAAGTGACTCAATAGAGAAAGTTGCCTTTATAAAAGAGGCTAGTGGCCTCGCATCTTTATCAAAGCTTACAAGGCTTTCGGGAGAAACTGCACAAGCTGGAGTGGGAGTATTAGGCAAGACGGTTGATGATATTCTTGGTGCCAGTGGTGCGGCGAGAAAGGCAACTCAAAAGGTGCCGATTAATGGCGTTGATGAGCTATTATCAGGTTCGGCCACAGGTCTTCGCAACACTGCTGCGTTGAAAAAAAGCTTTAAAGCTGTTAGGCAAAGCTTATCTGATTCGTTAGCAGATATGACGCAGAACGTCGGCAGATATGTTGATGAAACTGGAGAATTTACAGCAGATGGTATTGCTGAGCTTCAGAGAGCGGCGAGAAGCACTGTTGGGAAAGGAGGGGCTCGATCAAATGAGGCTGCAGATGAATTGGTCAAGGCAATTACCTCTGGAAAGATATTCGACCCCGGCTTTGCAGGTGGTCCCGTTCAGAAGAGGTTCCTGGCAGGAGCTGGAGATGCTGGCGCAACGAAGGGGACGGGGTTATTAATATCTAAGTCAGATGCCCAGCGCCTTGCAAAGACCCTTAACGAAGAGGGAAGAGGTACATTTAAGGCGGTGCAGGATGCGGATGGAGCATGGAAGACCGTAAAGGTGTCGGATGCTATTCATCCTTCTGCGGCAAGAGGTGTTGACGATGTAGCGGAAACAGCCGCACGTCAAGGGCGAACAGGCAGGAATGTCAAGCTCACCCCAGAAGAGTTAGCGGAAGCCGCAAGAAGAGGTGGAAAAGAAGGCATTACTGAAGTGCAGGAAATTTTGCGACGAGGTAAGGCTCGCAACGTAGCCGGCGGATCGATAGACGATGCCGTTGAAAATGCCTTTAAGACCTTAGACGAGGCTGCAGAGGCTGCATTGAAGATAAAGCCAAAGTCTCTTTCGAAGAAAGTTTTATATTATGTTCAGGACCTAAGAACGACTATCAATAGTCAGAAGATTTCGGCTGACAATCTCAACGCGGTCATTAAGAATGTTAATATAAATGCGTCAGGTGGCTCGACTGTAAATGTAATGAATTCAGTTCAAATTGGTAAATTCAATTCAATTCTTGACGCAATGGATGATGGATTAGAGCACTCTATAAGACGCCTCGGCGGGGTCAAGGGAAACATAAAAGGTTTAAATCAAGTAAGTGACGCAACTGCCACTGGAGGCCGTGGAGTCGGCCACGGCGGTGGCGGCGGCATGGGCGGCCACGGCGGTGGCGGCGGCATGGGCGGTCGTGGTGGAGATACTTATATAGATATGGGTGGCCTACGAATGGGTGATCAGATGCAGCAGGCTACAAACGATGCTATGCAGGTTCACCTTAGAGCCCTTACACAGGGGCAACAAGAGATGTCTACTTACTTGGTAAAAAATGGCGATCAAATATCCATAGAGCTAAAGCAGTTGCAGAGAATTATGCAAGAAGGATCTCAGCCCGGAGCTACGAGAGTAGCTAAGGAAGCAGCCGAGCAAGCAAGCAGGCAATATGATGATTTTGTTAAAGTTATCCAAAGAATGGATAACGTGGGTAATGTAAATATTTCAGGAAAATTCCTTAAAGAGCTTAGTGAAGCAGGTGTTAAGGTCGGCGCAGGAACGACTAGTCGATGGGGCAAGTTTGCAAAGGTTATTGCATGGGCCGGAGGCCTCACGGCTCTTGGTATGGGTCTGCACTGGGGGTACAACAAACTCAAGGATTCAGGAGCGCTTGGCGGCGGTCAAGGCGGCGGTCAAGGCGGCGGTCAAGGCGGCGGTCAAGGCGGCGGCCCCCATCCTCCGGAAGGTCCGACGAACCCCTATCTGGGGGTGACTGATCCCGCTGCCAGACAGGCTCTTGCATCAGCAGACCCGAGATCTCCTAGTTATGACCCTGCAAATGGTTGGCAGGAAGCAAATAATGCTATATATAATCTTCAAAGCGCAGGAAGGCCTGGGGAGCTTAGCGCTTTCCTAAACGCTCTCCAGCTTGCGTATAGAAAAAGATTTAGAATGAAACTAGATCCACCATTTCCTGTTACGGGAAGCTCGATTCCTCTTTATTATGCTTTTGTTAATCAGCATAGGGCTCCGGCTCCAAATTTATCGGAATCCACTGGCAGAACCTTGGCTATAAAAACCATGGTTTTAAATGATGGCCTCAATGATCCTGAGGGAGAAGGTCCAGTCGAGGTTTTTGATGTAAATTATAAACTCATGGGGAATGACGCCCAGAAGGCTATCAATTATACTGCAGAAGAAACTGTGGCGAAAGGCCTCGCAGAGAGAGGTCGTCCATGGTATCACTTCGGCCTTGGTAGCGATAGACACACGGGAAGAAGTCGATCAAGGTCTCACTCTATGGGTGAAGAACTCGACAGTGAGACGGGCATGCGAGGCCAGAGGTCTAGAAACATGACTAACGCAGATCGACTTATGATTAAAAGAATTATGGAAAGCAGAGGTAGCGATAGACTGGATGCTCTTAAGAAATTTGCAGAGCTATCTATAGAAGACAGGCTCGCTGCCCTTGGCAAGTTTGCAGAGTTATCTGCAGATAATAATGCTAAAAGAATGGAAAGTTTAGAAAGTTTAGCAAATATAGCTAACAATTCTATTAATATAACCAAAAATACTGATAATCAAACGCTTGAGAAAAAGGCAGATGATTTTTCAAAGTCATATTATAAAGATGCCATAACGGATCTTAATAATACCGACAAAACCTTACAATCTTATTTTGCAGGTCTAGGTGGACTGTACGACCAAAGATTGGAAAAAAGAAAAGCTGATTTCAAATCCCTGTATAACGTGATTGACGAAACTGGAGAAGACCTAATATACGAAGCCCATCCAAAAGAGGTGGTTATATCCGACTCAATTGGACGAGGAGGCTTAGTGGAAAATGGACTTGAACAGAAGCGGCAAACACATGGAGTGGCCTTGAGCGCTCCGACAGGAAACTACAGAGCTAATTATGCCTCACGGTATGACGCTCTAAGGAAACTAGCAAATTAAGTTTTTCAAGTTAAAGTAAACCTAGACGATTATATCTAATGGTTAGATATAATTAATAAATGTAAAATAAAATTTCAAGGAGAAATAAAATGGCTTTAAAATTATTAAACCCAGGACTTAGACCCCTTGGCATGTTCGATCTAAACGATGACGACGCAGGCTTGCTCGTCGGCGGCGAGTACGTTCAACTCCAGCAAGATAATGTTGGACAAGACGCTTATGCTGCTGACGTTGGTCAGCTTGCTGATGGAACCGGTTTAGTCAACTTCACGCTGTCCTCAAGAACAGCGGGAAGCTTGGGCGGACTTGCTGATGAGGGCGGAGAAGCAGGAGAAGGGTATGGTACTCTTTTCGGAAGCTTGATTGGCTCGAATACTGGTAACGCCACGAATGTTAGTGGTGCTGTCGTTATTGGTCCAAGTACAGATCGTGCCTCTGGCAAGGTCACTGTTTGGGCCCAGGCGGGTCTTTACGGAGTAACCGACCAGGATGCTACCCTAGATACTGCTAACGCGAATGCGCCGCTTTCGGCTACCAACGCTGGTCTCTTGACGACTGATGTAAATCAACACGAGCTCGGTATCTATGTGGGAGCTATGACTGATAGCTCTCTCGTTTCAACAACCAATGCTGCTGTGGGAATCGCTGCTGCCACGGAATATCATACGGTATTTTTTGCTGGTAATTCCGCCGCACAAGACTTATCGGCATAAGGAGGATAATATGTCTACACTATTTAATACACATGGTGAAATCAATGCCTCCAATGTTCAGGAGGCTCTAACCCAGATCGTTAAGTATGCTTCAGTTATCGAAGATCTTCAGCCATCAAGCAATGCGCAGGCAACTGCTCCTAGCTTAAATGATGGTCAGAGAGATGAGATGATCAAGCAGGCTCTAATGACACAAGAGGGCAAGATTGCTCTCGGTCAGGCTATGGCTAACCCAATCCGTAGAAACCTCGATTATCAAGGCGTTGCTCGCAAGGCTCTTGTTGTCGATCCTCTACCTCAGGGTGCTCTGCCTGTCTACGATCGTGATATTGATGTCGCGGCTGTAGTTGTATCCAGCAATGGTGCAGCTCCTGAGTCGCGTGTCTTTGGCGATCGTGTGACCGTTCCGGAATTCGAGGTTGTCTCGAACCCGACTGTCCGTATTGCCGAAGTTAAGCGTCGTCGATTCAACGTAATCGATCGTGCTCAGCAGAAGGCTCGTCAGGAGATTCAGGCGCAGGAGGATGCTAACGTGTTCTCGGCACTTGAGTTTGCAGGCGATGACGCCCTCGGTGGAGAGAATGCTGCAGTTGACCTGTCGGCAAACCAAGTCGCCGCTGGCGCGTTGGATAAGAATGGTATGCTGAACCTTAAGCGACAAATTGATCGTTGGGACCTTGTTACTTCTAAGTACTTCCTCAACATCAATGAGTTCACTGACATTCTCAGCTGGGAATCAGCTGGTGCTGCTGGTGCTTCTCAGGTCGACCCAGTAACTCAGCGTGAGTTGCTTCAGACTGGTCTTTATGGTCACATCTTTGGTGCCGATATTATCGTTTCCAAGGTTGTTCCTTCTGGTCGCGGCTTTGCTTGTGCTGACCCTGAGTTTGTTGGCGTGATGCCTGTCCGTCAGGACGTTGAGGTACTTCCCGCTGATGAGCCCAAGCAGCTTAAGCTTGGTTGGGTTGTCAATGAGATTATCGGCATTGGTGTCGTTAACCCTCGTGGTGTTGCAACTGGTACAGTCGGCTAAAAAAAGCTTTTTTAAAAGCTAGATAGCTTAAGGGGCATGGCAGTTTATTCTGCCATGCCCTTTTTTATATTAATTTTAAAAGATTATATAAGACTACATATAGCAAAGGTTTATTTATGATCTCAAGAAAGCTAGCAGAAAGAACATTCGCAATAAAAGGTTCTCCTCTTCCAGATAGAGCTCAGGATAGCTATAGTCATCGCAGGGGCAAGAACTCTGTCATTATGGAAGAAGGCGAGGAGTCTGATAAATATGACACATTTTTTGAATATGAAGATGACCTTGCTAATTTAAAACCTTCGGGCGAGCAGTATGCCGATATGGTAAGTGATGAGCCATATGTTATTCTTGAGGAAAAAGATTCTATTGCAGAAAATATCACAGAAAGCAGGAGTGATTTTGGCCATATTATCATGGACGAGGCCGAAGAAATTGTTGAAAATGATAAAACAGATAGAACCTATAAAGATGTTGTCGGGTTTGATTTTATACAATGCACCTTTGTGAAGAAAGATAAAAATAGGTGTAAGAGGCAGGCCCCCAAAGGCCAGGAGATATGCTCTACTCATAGGAAGTATATCGAAAAGCATAATTGTTGAATAAATTTATTCTATTAATTTATTACAATAATTCGAAGTTAACGGGAAGAACAAATGAATCAGTATGAAACATCAGATCTAGCATTAGCAGCCTACCTAACCTTTAAGGGGCTGAGGCTTATTAGTGCAAAAAAATTGCCATCTGGTCGATTCCAATTTGTTATAGCTGATGATAAGGGAGAGGCTGACGCATTATCCCTAGAATATTTTAGCAGTGATTTCTGTAGATTTGACAACCAGGTAAGGTCTCTGAAGAAGCTTTTATACTCTAGTTAATAAATATGTGTCAATTTTAGGGGCTAAAAAATAATTTTTTTTCTATTGAAAATTATCAGCTCCTTTGCAGTTCTAGTCTTTTGTTAAAAATAAATCAGTTCAAAGTACTAATAAACTAACTAATAGTGACAAAGTTCGGTTATCTCAGTTAATATAAGCTTTCGTTAGGTACGTAATAAACAAATTGCTTATCTAATAGGAGAGCTAATGTTCATAAGATTTAAGATAACAACAGAACTTCAAACCACATGTTCCAAGGTAACATAGTGTGGATCCCAAGCTCATCCATAAACACAGCAAGCTTTATTATAAAGCTATGTATTTGAATGCGGACCTTGAGGAGACAAATGCAATTTTTGAACATTGCAAGAAGGAGTTCTTTGCTGAGGTGTCAAAGCATAAAAAAAAACCTGCCGGAATATCCTTGGCTAGAGCAACAGCGAACTTAGAAGAAGATTTGGGAAATATTTTTGATGAAAAAAATAATAAAGCTGATTCAAGTAGTTTGAAAACATTATATAGAAAAATTATGTTTAAGGCCCATCCTGATAAACTTACCTTGCTGGAAGATGATGATATAAAAAATATGTATGCTGATATTTGCTCGAAAGCAATGACGGCCATGGAGACAGAAAGTTGGTATTTGTTATACGAGGCGGCTACAGAGCTTGGGATAAAGGATATAGAGATAAAAGACGAACATATTAAGATTCTAGAAGACAATTGCAAAAAACTAGAATCTGAAACATCTGAAATAAAAAATACCATTCCTTGGATATGGTTTCATTATGATGACGAAGTAAAAGAAAAATGCTTAAAAGAGTATTTAAAAATGTAACGCAAAAATGTGATCTATTAATTAGGTCAAGTAAGCTGAAAACAAAGCTTTATTGTAGTGTTTATAAAGCTTTACGTTAGATGTAGGTTTCTTAGGTTATATTTCAAACGGCGGCAAGTCAAGGTGACAACCCGCTTAAAGTTTAGTTTGTGAAAATAAACAAAACAAAATTTTAAGGAGACATTATGTCTGGAACAATTAAACCAAGAACACAATTTCGCCCATTTGCACAGGCGGATGTGGACGAAACCCACTATAAAGAAACTACAGAGGGAGTATTTAAACAAAGAAGATCAGGAGTTGACGACTCTGTTGCTGCAAACATCTTCGACGATAGGCGAGCTACCGCCGGATTTAAGGATACGGAGAATTCCTATGGGACGTTAACCGGAGTTGAATTTAAGGCGAACTTCGTCCAAGACGGTCAAGCCGGGTCCGGCACGGGACATGGTCTAACCATAACCCCTGTGCTTAAAGATGCGGGCGGCAACACCGTCGCGGGCTCAATCGCGGGCTCAAAAAGCATTTTTGATATGATTGTGCATCTAAACGATGATATTGGGGCCCTCACCACAGGTGGTGCTGGGCATGCTTCTCAGGTCGAACTTAATGAGACTCAGAGCTCAATGGGTGCGATGATGAATGCCGCCGGCGAGTTCGTCACGGGCGCTTTTTCTAGTTCAACCTTTCTGGGCAGCGACACTGATTTAACTGAATGCCTGCTGGGCCTGGATGCTGCGGTCAACGCCACCAACGGCGTTGTTAGCACTAATACAGGCAATGTTAGCACTAATACAGGCAATATTACAACTATCATGGGCACTGGTTCCGGATCCATTACTAAGGCAGTTGCTGATTTAGTTGCCACAGCGCCGGCGACTCTTGATACGCTTAATGAACTAGCTGCTGCTTTGGGTGATGACGCGTCCTTTTCCACAACAGTATCAAACAACATTGGAGCTGCCAATACAGCCGCCTCGAACGCTGCGTCTGCTGCGAATGCTGCACAAACCACTGCTAATACTGCACAGAATAATGCTGATGCCATTGAAACCGCTATCGGCGCGGCCATCTCAAGTGGTGGAGCCTATGTTGCACACACAGGGTCAAGCATAAATTATATTGCAGGAAACAACAGTATAACCGAAGATCTTCTTGATCTCGATTCCGCTATTAAAAATGGCTTGATGAGTGTCTCTATGGAACTCTACCCGAACAAGGATTTTCACGATATAGGTGGAGTCCGAACTGTGGGCCTGACAACTACCGATGGGATCACCTTTGAAAGTAACATGGTTCGCTCCCCCAATCTTACAGTAGGTGAGCTTGGGCAGGAGCATTTGTATTTTCCATATGGCTACCAAAAGCTGACGGATTACGAGCACGACGGACAGACTTATTCCGGATTGCTGAAATTCCTTGGCGCAAATGGGACTTCGTCGTTTGGCTCGACAATTGATCAGGATGCACGAGAGCTTATGAAGGGGAAGGTCACGCTTAAGCTGAACGGTATTGAGCAAATTATGGCGAGAAGACAAGGAAATCCAGCGATGGCTGGCGAGGCCTTAATTTCTGGTGAGAACGCGGGTGATAATGCCCACGACCTCACGTTGCTTTCATATGATTGTGCATCGACGGCCAACGTAGCTTTGACTAACGGATGGACTGACTCGTCCACCCAAAGAGAAGAGCTGTTCAAGAATCCTTATCTGTTGGACCAAACCCAGCGGAATGCCAAGCCATGGTATGGCGTAGCTTATAGATCTGATGCAATATTTGATCCTAATACCACTGCTGTTAACCTTGCTATAAATAAGCGAATTGGCTCTCAAGCTGTATTGACTGCTATAGGAACCGCTATAGTTACTGCTGTTGTAAAAGAGGATGCGAATGCCGTGGCAGCGGCAACGGCGGCAGCCGGTGAACTGCTGATCAACGGTGTAAGTATTGGAGCCGTCACCATTTTAAGTAATGATTCTGATAGTGCATTGCGTACCGTAATCAACGGTGTATCTGGAGCGACAGGAGTTGCTGCTACAGTAAACAGTTACAATAAGTTGGTGCTTACGGCTGCTGACGGTCGGAGTATTATCCTCGCGGGTACTGATCCAACCATGTCTGGTGCGCTTGGATTCTCTGCGGGTACGACCCTAGGGACTACTATTGTCAGCTGCAAGGCGCTCTCTGCCGTTGCAAAGCTCTTCAGAACTAACGTAGCAGTTGGATCTCAAGATCTCATAACTTTGGGAGTGTGGAACAGTGACCTCGCCGCCGCTAAAGCTGGAGCCCTCGTTGTAAAGACTAAGTGGGCAGATTATGTGGTCGGCTCTCAAGCTGTATTGACTGCCATTAACTCTCTGGGTGGAGGTACTCTTAGTGCTATCAAGGCTGCTGCTCTAGTAGCTTATGACATCGTCAACAATGGCAGCGGCACTGCCTCCGAGAAAGCTGGTGCGCTTGCCGCTTATAATGCTGTTAATAATACCTCTGGCCCAGATGCGCAAACTGCTTTGAATAACTGTATAGTGGTACAGCAGTTGTATAATGCCAATGCAGCTGGTTCGCTTGAAGCTTACACTTCTGTTGATGCTCTGTCGTCGGGCAACGGCGCGGCTGCACAGGTTGTCGCTCAAGGGATACATGATGGGCATGATGAAGCAACGGTTGGCGCGACTGAAGCTGACACCCCTGTTCAGGCCGTTTCGCAGGGATCGGGGAACGCTCTTGACAAGGCTGTTTGCGTCCAGACTGCGACGGTGATTAATTATGACCAACAGCGTACTGCCGGTGTTCGCTTTGCAATTGGTCTTCATGCAACCACAGACACGGATGATGGTGATTGGGTTTCTCTTGCCTGGTAAAATAGTTTAATAATTGATTTTAATAATCGCTGATTAACCGAGGGGCGGGGACTTAGTCCCCGCCCCTTTTTATTATTAATATGCTAATTTTTAGAATATAAATGAAATAATTTTTCAAAGGAGCAAACATGAGCTTAGAAGACAAAGTAGAGAAACTAGAGAAGGTTACAGGCCTTTTCGATGAGTTTGTAGAGAACCTAGTTGCAGTAAAGACAGATATGGGCTTGCAAAGTCAATACGCAGAAGGATATGCAGCTTGTCTGGCAGACATTCTTAGTGCCTTAGCTGAGGGGAGGAACTCTGGAGCAATAGGGGCAATTAAAATGAAAATAGAGATGGACTCAAAGAGAGAAACTTTGGACGAATTATTTGAAGGATTATCTACTCTCCGGGGTGCTTACAAAGACCTATTAAGTAAGGACTAATATGTCAGTGCGATTAGTTAGACCCAGAGGAGATGTTTGCCGAGAAAGGGCAGCTGTTGTCGCTGAAAAAAAGTATAAAATTCTTATTTCGGAAAAAAGAGAAGAGTATGCTGCGAAGAGAGATATTAAGATAATGCAACAAATAATAAAGCTTTCTAAAGAAAAACTAAAATATGAAGAAAAGGTATGGAAGCATTGTGTAGATAATTATGTGGAAGCAGCTGACTCTATCTCTAGGACTATATCTGAAGAAAAAAGAAAGAAATTTGGCTTAAAAGAATTTTCAGATTATATGATAAAACATCTTTCTGAGATTTAAGGAGAAGACGTGGCAACTGGCACCATTCATAGATTTCCAAAGAAGGACGAAGATGGTTCGATAGAAGGAGCTAGGCTTGTCAAAGATTCTGATGGAAAAATAGAGGAAATCACTGAGATTATATTTTCCTCTGACTCTCCAACAATTACGGCTAATTTCACAGAAGAAATAAACAATCTTATAGCAAACGGAGATATAGACACTTCTGGAGAAGAAGGTCCCGCTGGCCCTGCCGGACCTGCTGGTGCCCAAGGTGTCGCTGGGCCTACAGGCGCACAGGGGGCCCAGGGAGAACAGGGGCCTGTCGGAGCAGACGGACCTGCTGGAGGTCCCCAAGGCCCCGCTGGTGCAGACGGAGCAGATGGTGCTGCTGGTGCTCAGGGCATCCAAGGCGTTGCTGGTGCAGACGGAGCAGACGGAGCAGATGGTGCTGCTGGTGCTCAGGGCATCCAAGGCGTTGCTGGTGCAGACGGAGCAGACGGAGCAGACGGAGCAGACGGAGCAGACGGTGCTGCTGGTGCTCAGGGCATCCAAGGCGTTGCTGGTGCAGATGGAGCAGACGGTGCTGCTGGTGCTCAGGGCATCCAAGGCGTTGCTGGTGCAGACGGAGCAGACGGTGCTGCTGGTGCTCAGGGCATCCAAGGCGTTGCTGGTGCAGACGGAGCAGACGGTGCTGCTGGTGCTGCTGGTGCTCAGGGCATCCAAGGCGTTGCTGGAGCAGACGGAGCAGACGGAGCTCAGGGCATCCAAGGCGTTGCTGGTGCAGACGGAGCAGACGGAGCAGACGGTGCTCAGGGCATCCAAGGCGTTGCTGGTGCAGATGGAGCAGACGGTGCAGATGGTGCTGCTGGTGCTCAGGGCATCCAAGGCGTTGCTGGTGCAGATGGAGCAGACGGTGCAGATGGTGCTGCTGGTGCTCAGGGTATCCAAGGCGTTGCTGGTGCAGATGGTGCTGCTGGTGCAGACGGAGCACAAGGGCCTCAGGGTATCCAAGGCGTTGCTGGTGCAGATGGTGCTGCTGGTGCAGACGGAGCACAAGGGCCTCAGGGTATCCAAGGCGTTGCTGGTGCAGACGGAGCAGACGGTGCAGACGGAGCACAAGGGCCTCAGGGTATCCAAGGCGTTGCTGGTGCAGACGGAGCAGACGGAGCACAAGGGCCTCAGGGCGTCCAAGGCGTTGCTGGTGCAGACGGAGCAGATGGTGCAGACGGAGCACAAGGGCCTCAGGGTATCCAAGGCGTTGCTGGTGCAGACGGAGCAGATGGTGCAGACGGAGCACAAGGGCCTCAGGGTATCCAAGGCGTTGCTGGTGCAGACGGAGCAGATGGCGAAGATGGCCTTGCGAACAGTCACGTAGTAGACATATCAGATCAGTTAGAGGCGGGCAAATATGTATATAATTTTGTTGACAAAGAGGGGTGCCAGCGTCAGTGTAGTGAGATATTTAGAATATTTTTTAACGGTCTAAATGTAACACCAGACGTTGAAGTCTCTGAGGATCGTCTTACTTTTACTTTTACAGATGATTACGAAGATGCTGAGTTTGGGTTTGAAAATACCAAATTAGTTATTGACTTTATAAGCGAAGGTGCTTCGCAACATTAATCGGAGATTATATTATGGCAATGGGAAGTTATGCTCTTGGGGCAACAGTAAGAATACCTTTGCAGGTTACAGATGCAGGAACCCCCTTTACAGAAGATGTAGATCCTACAATTAAGCAAATTATAAAGCCAGACAGAACATCTGCTCTTAGCGCTCCAGAGCCTATGCTTGAAATAGACAAAGATTATGGAGCTTATTATTACGATTATGTCCCTGATGTAATCGGTGATTATGTGGTAATAATCACATATACATTTGATGAAGTTGAGTTTTCTGTTATTGAAAACTTTACAGTTGGGAAGATAGTAAGTATCCCTAGAGCAGAGGCAAGATAATGGCAAATAACAGAAATCAGGCAATACGAGGAGAGGCTGTAGAGCTTAGTATTCAATACTATGGCGTTGACGGTCTTCCTAGGGACTCAGACGCTACTCCTGAGATACAAATTACGGATATAAATGGAGATATTGTAGTAACAACAACAGCTGCCGGAGTTACAAAAGAAGACAAAGGGCTTTATGTATATTCGTATGATGTTGGATCCGCAGTAGATACAGGGTTGTGGACAGACAAATGGACTGCAGATATTGGTGGCGCAGCAGTTGCTAGCGAGTTTAAGTTTCTTGTTACTGGCTCTCCGTCTTCCGAGGCAGGAGCAACTGAGCCCGGAATTGTCGCCTTAGGCGATGAGGTTGACTTTGATTTCTCAGAAGCAGAATTAACTGGACTAAACATTCTTTTAAAGCATTTAAAATCTAGATTAAGATCAGATGGGAAGAAGCCTTCCAGAGATGAATATGGGGCATTTATTACTGATGGATATGGCGAAATAGTGATGGAAGAGTGTAATGTGTTCTCCGATGAGATTTTAGCGTGTTTTTTATCGGCAGCCCTTTCGGAATTTAATATGGTTCCATTTTTCTCATCATTTACTTTTGCTGATGAAATAATTTATAAAACATTTTCACATTCGGTTGTAGAGGGTGCCTACATTTTAGCACTATCTTCTCAGGCCTTAGTTGAAAAAGGCAGGGATTTTACTATCAGCGATGGAGGTATTTCGTATCAGCCACCAGCCTTGGGGGACTTTATAAATGGTCATTATCAAAACTTTATGACTTCCTATAGAGAAAGATTAAAGTTTATTAAGAATAGCATAAGACCTAATCCGACATCATTTGGGACATTTACAAACCTGAGCTCTGGTGCCCCAGCCTTTGTGAGACTAAGACACCTTAGAAGTCGTAAGATAATTTAGTCTAAACTTAGGCGGCGTAAGTATAATGAATATGACGCTTTAACGGAGGATAAATGAGAGAACCTGAAAAAAGACATCTAGAATACTGCGGATTTACTAGTCCAAGAGATTTTGACGAAATACAGTTTGAGCTTTTAGGCTTACATAATTTAATGAAAAGAGCCGAAGAAAGAATATCTATGTTAAATCAAAGTTCGTTTCTTGCTAATTTAGCAGTTAATAATAAGGCCGAAGAACTAGGCGGCTATTTCGACCAAGAGGAGCGAGAAAATGATAAGGATAACTTCGTCAAAAAAGAGTAACAGCCTTCTTGATGAGATTACTGCTCTTTCTAAAATAAGAAATGCACTCTTGAACGATAAGATTGCAAAGAAAATCTGCAAAGAAAAGGGGATTGGAGAATGGTTTCTTGCCGGAGTTCCTATAAAATTTGATAAAATAAAGCAGTCTGCGAAAACTGTTGATTCTTATATAATTTTAAATAAAAGTCTTTTGAAGAAGCCTTTTGATATAATGATGCGATATGTAATTCATGAATTAACACACTCTATTCAGCATGTTCAAAATTTTAGAAAAAAAGATACAAAAAAAGAGAATGAAGAATATCTTGATAAAGATACCGAAGTTGAGGCCTTTAAATACCAGGTAGAGTTTGACGCAGAAAATAGAGGTCAGGGTAAGGCGGAAAAATATGTAGAGGATCTTCTTGATTATCATAAGATCAAAGGCAAGGAAAGAGCAGACAAGAGAGACGAGCTTTTAGACGAGCCTCGCTAAACACTTCCTCTACTAATAGAAAGACCTCAATTGGAGGTTTTATATGCTAGCGATTTCGGGACAATATCCGTCAGAGGGTGCTAAGGGCGCAGCCTTAGATTCACTTATTGAATTTTCTATAATTAATGATGGAACCGGCATAGACTCCTCAACCCTAATAGTTGAAGTCAGTGGGTCTACGGCTATATCTGATCTTGAATTTCAAAAAGGATTCGACGGACTATATTCGGAGATAGAAGTATCTTCGGAGCTAGTTGATATCGTAATTGATACAGAAGATTTGTTCCGACAGGGGCAGGTTGTATCGGTAAAGATTCAGGTTAAAAATTTAGAAGGTGATTTTTTTAATTATAATTATTTATTTAAAACAGTTGCCCCTGAGCCGGTTTTAGAACTATCCTCCCCCACAGAAGGTGAACTGGTTAAATCTGACCAGGTTGTTTTTCTTCAATTTAAGGACGAAATTGATGATATAAATGTAAGTTCTATAAATATTTGGATAAATAGTCTTGAGGCAGTAATTGATGGGGTTTTTCAAGATACTTTTAGCGGAGAAACTTCTGTAATAACAAAAATAGATGATGGAGCTACGGTAAGGATTGAGCCAGTAGAGTCCTTTCGAGATGGCCCATATACTGTTAGATATTATGCTGAAGATACGTCAGGAAATGTTCTACAAGATGAATTATCATATTCTGTAGATCTACCAGAAGTTGTTTTGCCATCAACTTTTCCTCAAGTTAGTTTTTTGGGACTAAATCAAGGAATAAGAAAAGTTTCTAATATGGGCAGAGGCGATATGTTTAGGGTTGAATGGCATCAGCCAGTGCCTAGATCTTACAAGGGTGATTCTTTTGCTCTTATATATCATGATGAATCTAGATTAGAGGTTTTTGATTCAAGTCCCAAATATATTGCAAAATCTTCAATATGTTCTGCAGATGTGTCCGGCTTTACTCCGGGGCTGACCTTATCTTTTGCGGCTAGAGCGCTTGAGGCCTTCAGGGATACGCTGGACCTGGAGGGCATGAAGGAGGCGGTAGATGGGCTATTCATTATTCCAGATGATGCAGTTATATCAGAGCAGATAACGCAAGATGACACTAGGATCGCTGTAAGCTCAACGGATGGTTATCCATCTTCTGGAGTTCTTTTTATTAATGATTCAGAGGTTGTAAGGTACACGGCAAAGACTGATACAGAGTTTTTACTGCCTTCGAACGGTCGGGGGCTTAATGGAACAAGTAAGGGCGTTTATATCCAAGGAGATACGCTGAATATGTTCCTCGCTTGTCAGGATAAGAATACTGTTATCATTATGGCTACGCCAACATATTTTGATGGATATGAGAGTGGAAGGGCAATTTCCGGGACAGGGCTTGTTGTAACTGACTATACAGATAGTGATAAAAAGTTTTTTCAGGGATTTGACTTTTGCGGATATCATCGGGCCATACCTCAGAATATTTTTCAAGGAAGAGACGACTGTGGCAGCTATCTAGGTGGCGAATTTAATAAGACCAGGGGCATGAATCTTTTTGATAGAATGTTGAATAGAGAAGAGATTATTTTAGACCAAACGGGAGAACCGGTCATTTTATTAAAGAGAATATGGGATGGCAACACCTGCAGTTGCTCTGATTCAAGGCGGCAACATCCAAAAGTAAAATCTTGCAAACTTTGCTTCGGGACAGGTTATACCGGAGGGTTTTCACAATATGATTATAGAAGAAGGAATGATGGCCGAATAATGGTAATGTTTGGAGATACAGTTGAGGACCTAAAACTTGGGCCTCATACGCATTTGGAGCAACAGTATGAGCCGGCGTGCTGGACGCTTCCTAGTCCAGCGGTTAAAGATAGAGACTTAATGGTTAGGTTTGATTTTAATGATGATGTCGAATATATGTACGAAGTATTGGATGTCACTAAAGATAAGTTATTTTATAGACATTATACAAGACAGAGGTTCAGGCTTAAGCGTTTAGACAAAACAGATATAGCTTATACCTTTCCTTATTCTTTAAACATTTAGGAGATTATTATGAAATGGGTAAACAATACAAAAGGGAGGCCAGATTCCATGCTTACATTTGCTTTGATAGCGTTTTTGGTTGTAACTTTAAATATACTTTTGGCAACTTTTGGGAGAATATCATTCAATGGATTTGAGATTGGCCTAGAGGCGATGTCTTCGGGGGCTATGGGCACTTATCTTTCGGCAACGTTTGGAGCCTATGTGGCCAGAAGATGGACGGACAAGAAATATGAAGACGCTGGCAAGCCTGAGGTAAAGGTCAATGAGTAATGAGCCAGAAAATAAGAATGAAGAAACAGATGAAGAAGAAGAGAGTGTTTGGGGTTTGATTAAAGCTTTTTTTAGCGCTATAAGTTTAAAAACTAAACTTATATTAGGTATTATAGCTAGCATATTCGGTGCTATAGCATTTTTTATAATGAATCGAAACCGGAATGATAGAGAGATATTAGAATTTGAGTTAAAAAAGGTTAGGGAAGAAATTGAGATAGAACAAGTTCAAATAAAGATAGATGGCAATACACAAAGGCTAGAGATTCTTAAGAAGCGTGCAGATGAAATTGTAAATGAGATAACTGAATTAGAAGAGCAGGAAGAGCAATTACCAGATGATAAGGATGCTTCAAATGATGAAATTGATAAATTTTTTGACGACAGGGGGTTCTAGGTGAATAGAGAGATAAATAATCTGCTTAAAGATATGGGCAAAGAAAATAAAGATATTTATAATAAGTTAGTGTCTATAGCTCATAAGGTGGCCAGAAGAAAGAGTTATTTGATTATAGATATTATGGAAATGGAATCTATGGTAGACGAAGATAAGGTCGAGCCTATTTCTTCGATAGAAAGAGTAGAGGTAGAAGTGTGATTTTAAAAAAAACATTACCAGCGCTTATTTGTATATTTGCCCTTATCTTTTCAAACGTTGCAATTGCAGGAGACTTTAAGCCTGCAGGCACAGTATTGGAAGAAGAAAGTTATGTTCTTACAAAGAAAGAGGCAACTGACTTGATGAATAGGCTAAAGCTTCTTGAGCTGAAAGAGCTTGAGTTAAATAAGTATAAGAGTCTGGAGAGCCTTAGGCTTAAGCAGATTGATTTGTATAAAATAAATTTAGAATATTCGCAGGCTCAAAATACAAGATATGTTAATCTGCTAGGAACAAATCAAGACCTACTTGATAGGTATAGCAAAAGAGATCAGTTCCAAACGTGGGAAAATTTTGGTTATTTAGCATTGGGGATAACCCTGACCATAGGTGCCTTTTTTGCTGCAGACGCAATAACTGATAGCATGGAACGCAACTGATGGCGATAGAGTTAATACTAATTTTATCTAATTGATAGAATATATAGGTTTAGGACGGTTTAATGGGAAAGTCAAATTATCCAAATAAATTAGATACATCATTAGAAATACCTGCAGTTAGAGATAACATAGTGGAGGTAGGTTCGGATGTGCTTAATAGCCTTAGGTCTGCTATATTTAATATAGAGAGGACTCTGGGGATTAATCCGCAAGGAGCTACTGGGAATACTGTGGCATCGAGGATTAATAGCTCATTAGATGGAAATGGAAATATTCTAAAAAATGCCCTGGATACAGCCGGGCTACTTTCCGGGCCAATAACCAATGCTGACGTATCTAAGGCTGCTGCAATTAATGAGTCAAAATTAAATCTAAAATATCCTACAACATTGCTGCAGGAAGAGATTTCTCAGATTATAAAGCAAATTGAAAATATTACAGTAACTTTAGAGGAGCTGTCTTATTTATATGCTGCGCATACTCATCCTGAGTCAAAAAACAGACATATGGGGCATGCGATAACTATATCTAAGATAAATAGAATGGAATCAGACACTGGTATGGTCTTCTCGGAAAGACAGACCTCCCAAGAATTGTTTGAGAAAATTTTTTCATCGCACATTAATTATAACGGGTCAGACATATCGGAATCGAATAGATCTCATGAGGCAAAACAACTTTTCTTCGATAAGGCGGATGCGATACCTTATGTAGAGTCCGACGATGTTCAGGGGGCTATTCTTGATGTCCTTGATCACGCAAAAGGGCAGCTTGTTGATCATCAGAATCGTCATCATAGTAATGGAGTTTTAAGGACATCTGTTATAACTGGAGCCGGAGATTTAACTGCCGGCCAGATGTTGTTAGATGAGCAAAAGGTCACATATTCTTTATATCTATCAGAAAATACGACAAAGCTATCTACAGTAGCCTTTGTTGATCAGCCGGAAGCCCCAAGTATATCTATTGAGAGGTCAGATATTCTCAGAATGTATTCTGGTACGGATGGATCAATTACTGACTATCAGATCCATTCCGTAGAGTATAACGGGACGGCCATAAAGGCTATTAAAATATTTGGAGTCTTAAGTCGAAACTCTGATCCTTTAGATAGAGTTAAGCTTTTTAAAAATAAAAATGCAGCGTCTAACTTGTCAGGCCTATTGGTCGCCGCTAGACACTTTCCCGTTCCAATTACAAATATTGACATACTTCAAGTAGCAAATCCTAATTCTAGCACTATTGTGTCTAGGGGGATAAGGCCATCTGAGATATCATTTGCTAATAGGTATATGAAGATTACTATAGATGGTGAAAAAGAGATTTTATTGGACGTATATGACGGCGCAGCCTCTTCTGGCCAAACTATTGACTCTATCATTAGGAAGATGAATCTCACGTTTGCTGAAGAATCAGCAAGTGTTTTGGCATATAGAGTTGATTATGATGATGTCTATAGTCCTGAAGTAGCGCTAGTCCACTCTTTGCCTAGTTCTTTAACACAGTCTTTTACCTTATCAGTTGCAGGACATCAAACTGATGGCGGAATTGATTCTTTGGGCTTTGGGTATATAGAAGATGAGGTTATAGACCAGGGGTCTGGACTAGAATATTATATACAAGGAGAGGCTAATTCTGGTCTTAGCATAAAGCTTGAGCAAACAGGACTAACTCTTTTAGAAGGAACTTCTTCGATCAGATCAGATGCTGCCGGAATAAGCTTTGAAGACTATGGCATTACAGATGGTGATCTTATTGTTATTACAAATACTTCTAATGATAATGGAACTTATGTCATAACAGATGTGAAGCCAGAGCAAGTTAAAGTTGCTCTGTATGACCAATTAGGCAATCCTAAAGTTTGGAATTCTGGTTCAGGTCAAGATTCTATTTTTTATGTGTTACAAACCACAGTATCTTTGGCAGCATTTCAATTTTTAAGACCAGCTGGCGGCGGGTCTAATGCTGCTGTAATTGATGTATTTCTAAATAAAAATAAAGAGATATTTTATAATGAAAGACTACAGTATTCAATAAAAATAAAGGACGCAAGCGATAGCCTTGTCTCTGTATGCGATTTTGATGGAGATGTATCTCTTTATACAGATGACGATCCAGGCATTATTTTGGCGTCCCTTAAAGCAGACGGCACACCTCAGTTGTCACTTGACGGGGGGACGCCTGTTGATCTTTCTGGAGTAAAGTCTTCTTATGTCAGACTAATGTCAGACAGACACAAGATAACTCTTTTAATATTTATAGAGGACTCTGATATTATCTACAATAAACTCTTTGAGGATAATGCTGATTTTTCTATATCGCTGTATGGAGACCCAGATATAAATCTTGAAGAAAATCTTCTTATCGCAAGGTGTCTTTATGATTCAAAGGGCTCAAGAGTAGGCGGCGCTGGAGCAGATTTACCAAGAATATTTAAAAAACTTGAAGTAGGAATTACGTCGGATAAAGATCTTAGCACAAAAGCTTTAGAGCGCGTATACCAGGGGCCTCTTAGGGAGACTCGGTCTAATGGTGTCACGCAAGGCCTTAAGCTAACCCCAGCAACTGGTCAGGCTCATGACGAATCTTTAGATGAATTTGGAAATTATGTAGTAAATATTTCCGGCGGAACATGTTATGTTCGGGGCAAGAAATATACTTTTAGCAGATACGACAATCTTATATCAGATGTTATAGCTCCGGGCGCAGGGTTCGAAGGCGTAGGGTTTGATAAGGTTTTTATCGCAATAAACGAATGGGGAGAGCTTGTTTTTGCTGGAGCGAGTGGTGGCGGCGGTCCAGGCGGAGCTTGTGCTTGTCCTTTTAATGCAGATTCGCATTGTATATTGGCTGTCATAGAATATGATTCTGTCAACCCTCCTGTGGCTATAGATTTAAGGCTCTTTCTTAATGACTTGGATCTTAAGGTTTTAAATTCAGTGACTGTTAGTCCCCAACGTGGCATGGGTCACTTTACAGAGTTTGGAGAGGCATTAAAATATACAAAAAGATTTGGAGATTTGTTCCCAAAGGCCGGAACTCCTACAATTCATTTAAAATCTGGAACGCATAAGGTTGTTGTAAACACTGGGGTTACAAAGGCAGCATATTCGTTGGCAGATCATTATCAGGCAGCATCTTATTACGGTAGTTGGATAAATTTTCCTGTAAATATAACGGGAGAAGGTTATTCCACTGTGCTTGATATTATGAAGGTTTATAGCGACTTCGGTGAGGAGCATGATGATAGGGCTAACTTTGGAGAAAGTGAACATGAGAGCCCTCTCTTTATCGCAGGCCCTGGATTGAATGCCTCTAGGCCAAATGGAAATGCTCAGATTCTAGATAATGGCTTTGTAACTCTAAGTAATTTTAGGCTAAAAAATTGTGGAATATGGATATTAGATCCTTGGACGAAAGATTCATTTGTTCCAGGCGAAGACAGCAATAAGTTAAATTGGGGAGTTAAGGTTGACGGGGTAATATTCGATAGATCTGAGAAGCCAGGATTTAGCGCTCAGGGCTTTCCGCATGCTGCGATTCGCTTTGAGAAGGCAGACAGTGTTGGTACGGAAACAATAGGAAACTTATCTATATCAAATTGTCAGCTTTTAAATTCAGGCGCTCTTTATGGCAATAATGCCGCTGCAGGAGAGCGTTGGGATGCCGATCGTTATAGAAATATAAGTATTTTAAATAATACGTTTAGAGGAACAGGGGATGGAGTAGTTGATGGTGGCAGTAATCACTGGATCGAGTTTATTACCGGAGATGGAGATATATTTGATCTTGAAGATGCTCCCTTGGGAAATAATATAGAATATCGTGGCAATATAGTCGCAGATAATGAAACTGGAATCCTAGCACATGTAGACTCTGACAATAATCATAGTTGGGGAGACAGAATAAGCAGAGATCTTGTCGTGGGGGGGCACGTAGGCATTGGGATGAATGTGCTTCCAATCTACCAGCTTTCCATTAAAAAATCAGCAGATAATCACCGAGCGCTTTACACAGATGGGGACTCGTACATGGGCGGCGATCTCGACGTCGCTGGCGCGATAACAGTATTGGGCGACGATGGCGGTTTTAATATTTATACTGGAGATTTGCACCTTATCAGTGGTGATCTATATCTTGACGGTGATGGTGTAGATGGCGCACCTATTTCAGATATATATATGAGTGGAGGAAGTATAACGGGCGTTAAAAATATTACAGCTTCTGGTCATATTATAGCTAATGACGGGAATTTGTATTCGACAGATATCATTCTGGAGGATGATAAAGCAGGAAAAGCCCCAAGCATTTTCATGACCTCGACAAGTGATGATAGATATCATGGCTCAGAGATTAGGTTCAAGAGGCTAACTCCGTCTATAAGCAAAAATGATCGTATAGGCGAACTTTGGTTCCAAGGGTCCGAGACAAACGACGATGCCATGGAAAACTGTGCAGCGATTCTTGTAGAGGCTGCTGAAAATTGGTCTTCCGGCTATTATCCAGCAGATATGATCTTTTACACGTTCGGGACGAGCCATACCGAAAGAATGCGGATAACCGATTCCGGTGTAGTAGACGTCAGCGGAGACTTAGAGGTCACAGGAATCTTGAAGGTGGGCTATGACCATCCGGCAGACGATGTTGACCTGAACGCTGCGTCTGGAAGTATTTGGGTTGGGTCAATTGATGGTACCGGGGAACATATAGCTATAGATATAAATGAAATTCAGGCAAAGAAGAACGGGACCACGGTAGACACATTACATTTGAATTGGCTTGGCGGCGAGGTGGTGATCGGCCCCGGCGTTGGGCTCTCTGGCAACCCAGACCAGGGTACAATAACGAAACGCTCATTAACGATTGGTGACAATGGTGACGGAAGCATCAGAGCCAAAGGAATCTCTAGATATTGGGAGGGTAAGGAAACCTTCTTCATAAATGAAAACGGAGGAACTGTAGAGGTTGGAGACAAAACTTTCGATAGCACGGGCATGATAATCCGAAATAAATGCACCCTTCACGGTGGCGACCCCGACGAGATGAGCTGGAAGCCGAGCGATACTGTCCATCCAACTTTGCGTTTGGAGAATTATTCTCTTGATAACGTGAATGGAAACTCTTGTGGTATGTGGATTGATTTTTCTAGACTTGGGCATGAAGATGGTACCGAGCATGAAGATGGTTGGGACGGGACTATCGACGCCGGCCATAAGTTTATTTTATTTGGTGCTGATAATTATGCCATTGGAAGTATTAAGTCGACTGGTGGTAATTCACCGGGAACCCTAGTATACGATACATTTACAGGCCAACATATAGCTCCGATTAAAGATTCTGATATTAATGCAATGAAAGCAGGAATAGGGCTTATTGCCTCTTCTGATGGAACCACTTTATTGGAAGGAGAGTTATCTGAGTCATTTTCTGGAGTAACTTTATCTTCTTTTGAGAAAGATAAAGCGGTATATGGTGTTATAGCTAGTGGCGTTTGGATTCCATGGGCAGAGAGGTGGAAGCATTGGACAGAAGGCCAGAGTGCTGTTAACGTTAATGCCTTAGGCAATGGCAGAGTCTGGGTTACAAATATTACGGGAGAAGTGGAAACTGGAGATTATATATGCTCTAGTAATATAGCGGGATATGGACAGCTGCAGGATGATGACTTCTTGCACAATTACACTGTAGCTAAATCAACAGAAGCTATAGACTGGGATAATGTTACAGATACTATTACTCATAATGGTGTTGAATATAAGAAATATCTCGTAGCATGCACGTATCATTGTGGATAGGAAATTATAATGGCAAAATCAAATTATCCAAATAAGCTAGACACATCAGTTGAAATTCCTGTTATAAGAGATAATATAACAGAGATAGGGTCCGATGTTCTTAATAGTCTTCGGTCTGCTATATTTAATATAGAAAAGACTCTAGGAATAAATCCTCAGGGAGCCACAGGAAATACCGTTGCCTCCAGGCTTAATAATGCTCTTGATGACAATGGAAATGTAACGAAGGATGCTTTAGATAGAGTCGGGCTTCTTTCCGGCCCTATATCTAATGAAGATGTATCTAAGGTTGCGGCAATTTCAGAAGGAAAGCTTAATCTAAATTATCCAACTCAATTACTTCAAGATCAAATATCTATTATAGACAATAGGATTGCCTTACTTATAATAAGTCTTGAGGAGTTAAATGCACTCCTTTCTGCACATGTTCATCCTGACGCAAAAAATAGACATCATGCTAAGGCAATAACGGTTGAGGCGGCAATAGTAGAGCCATCAGGTGCTGCTGCAAAAAGCTTAGAAGAGGGAACTTTGCAGGAGGCTCTTGAGGATTTATATAATGCTCATATAAATTATACAGGAGAAGGGGTAGGAAACGACAACAACTCGCATACTGCTGGACAGTTGTTCTACGACAACCAAGAGACTTTAGATATAATCTCCTCAAGCAGTGTTCAGGGGGCTATAGATGAGATCGCAGCACTTCAAGGTCGTACTCTAAGAAATTCTACATTAAACTTAAACTCTAATGGGTTAATCCGCACAGGATCAACTTTTGATGAAAGCGAAGGGAATGAATGCGGATCGTTAGTTATAGGGGCTTCTGAAATATCTTGGCTTGGCCCAGATGGCAATAGCAGGGAACATGTTTCATTTTTTTCAAATCCTATTCCAGCCGGAACGATAGAGCCATTTGATATTCTCACTATCTTAGATTCACCAGAAAATACTGATAATCGAGACTATTTGATAGAAAGTGTCTCTCTTAAAGACGATGGATCTCTTCAGTCTGTGGTAATCTTTGGAGGCCCTAAGTTTCCAATGGAACTTGGAATTAACGCTAGAATATCAAAAGGTATATATACAACATATAATGAAAATGGCCTTAACTGTTCAGCGAGGCCAAGGTATAACCGATCTAATACACCTGATGTTCAAGTAGCAAATCCAAACGCTGCAACAATTATATCATCAGGAATTAGGGCAGCTAATGTAAAAGAGGCATTTTCTGATGTTTTATCTATAGAGATAGACGGCGTTTCTCATGAGATAAATATTTTTAATGCAGATCAGAATCTTCAGACAATAGAAACGATTGTAGACAGGATAAATCAATATTCAGTAGAGCATAGATTAAATGCATTTGCATATAGAGTTAGAGCCTTAAAGTGTTATGAATTAGCTATAACACATATTTTGCCAAACTTCGATCAGGATGTAAAAAATAGAACTTTAAAGATAACAGCAGCAGCATTAAATGATGCGCATGAAGCTTTGGGTCTGGGATACATATTAGACAGAGAGGTAGAGGGCCAGTCGGGGAATACCTGTCATATTAATGGTAAGCTTATCTCTTCATTTGGAAATATAAAAAGATATTCATCTGAAAGTGTGGCCTTAAACATAGGGACTACAGATTTACTCACTATAAATATAGATTTTTTAAATGAAGAAATTAGAGAGGGTGATTTATGCACAATAGAGGGCTCTTCTAAAGAATCTGACGATGGAACATACAGGATACACTCTGTTGAAGGCCAGCTCTTATCGTTGGATTCGGCAGGAGGCACATTTTCTGGAGTTTTAGAAGATGATGCTGTTATCTTTATCCAAAGATGCTCTGCTCCAGTAGGTGAGCTCAATTTTATTGGAGACGGACTTTTATTGATAGATGTCTTTATGACAGATACTGGTGACATAAATTATAAGAAGAGGGCAGATATAGTTGGGCATCTTCAATCTCCAGGTTTTTCTGCAACGATATCAGATATATCAAAAGGGTTTATTACTGAAGGTGATACCTTTCAATTGACAGTAAATGCAGCCGGATATGCATTTTTAAACGCACATCCAGGTGGAGGCGAAGGGAAACATGTCTACGTAGCCTCTCACGGTAGGTATAAGATATATTCTGAAGATAAATTCAATTATATAATCTTAGATGTATTTTCTAATAATGCACCTGCGTTCGAAACTGATATAAAGATAAGCGGAAGTTCGGAGATACAAGATGATGTAATGCATCTCTCAAGGATTGTCTTTTCAACAAAGTTTGGGTTTATAATCGGTTCACCATCCGAACTCGGCGGAGCAATTCCTACGCTAGTCGACAAGAGAACGACAGGAACAGTTGATGACACTATTATTAGCGAAAATATTTTAGAAAGATATATTCAGGGACCAAGGAATGAGCTTAGAGGGTCTGGGATTATAAGAGATCTCGATATAGAGTCAATAGCAGATCATAATGATGGTACATGTAGCATATATGTCAACCCAGGGGTAGGCGTTATTAACGGAGTAAGAGTAGAATATCTGGGTATACTCAATCTATTTTATAATTATGATGAACCCGCTACCAATAATTTTTACGTAGCTATAGATGGTAAGGGATGTTTGCTTGTTGCTCCAGAAATATCCGTAGATGGAGACTGGATATCTCCATTTTTTAATCAAAATGTAGCGCATATTGCTTATGTAAACATAATCCCTGGGGGTGCCCCGGACATAACAGATTTGAGACTATTCGTTGATCATATAGATTATAAGGTTATAGCCGATATAACTGTTGCAAACGATCAAAGATTTGGCCATTTTACGGATATCAAAAAAGCTGTAGACTATGCAAGAAAATTTACAAAATTATTTCCAAAGATGAGCAGGCCAAGTATAACTGTAAAAGAAGGAGAATATGAAATAAGCGAAACAATCTATATTGATTTCGATTTAAAGTTTTCCGGATCAGGCCCCCAAACAATCATAAAAAGAGGCGGCGCATTAGTATCTGGAGCCGCTAAACCCGCCTACTCTCCAGTGTTTTACATAGGCGACGGCTGGGCTGGTTATTGGGAGACGTCTTCATGGGAGATTATCTATGGTACAACCTTTGAAAATTTTACATATAAGCTAGAAGAAGGCTCTTTATTTCAGGCCGGGGCAGTGTTTCATCTGGTTCAAGAGCCGAGCGGGCATTCTCAAAATGCATTTTTTAATTTCGATAAAATAAGATTTGCTGGTGAAAATTTAGGGGCCCCTCATAACGGAGGGTTTGATGATCCCGGTGATTGGCCATGCGAGATAGCAATATTCATCGGACCAGAGATAAATACCTGGAAGACTCTAGGCAACATCACGATAACAAACTGTTTCTTCAATTGGTTTGGAGCTGGAAGTGGGCCTTGCGTTTTAAATGAGTTTAATGACTATAACAATATTATAGTAACGGGAAATATAGCAAAGAATGTATATGGACCTGTCGGGGGGAATGCGTCAGGGTCCAATTATGGAATTCTGTATGATACTACAGACGGGTTCTGGTGGACGTTAAAAGATTATATAGAAACCGGAAATATCTCTGATGATCAGTAACGATAACAATGAGTAACCTAGATTCTGATAACTCTATACAACCAACAGGGTACAATACATATTGTCTGTTCCAGTGCAGCACAAGCAATATGAGGATCTGAAATGAGCAAAACAAGAGAGCAATCTGCTATAGATTCGATCTATAGCATGGAAAATATGTTAGAGGAGCTACTAAAGCGAGTTCAGGTTATGGAGGATAATCTGAAGCTATTAAACAACAAGGTATCTAAGCTCTCAAGGCCTACCCCCTTTCCCCCTGTTAAGAATGACTCTAGTCCGGAACCCCCTCCTCGACAACAAAAAGTTGAAAAATTGGTTTTGGGGAATATAAAGTTGTTTGGCTATATCGTTAATAAGGGTAAGGCCCCAATTCCTGATGTGTCAGTAAATGTATACGATGCAAATAATCAGCTAGTTAAGAACACGAAGACCAACGACGACGGTCACTGGGAGGTTCGGCTGCCAGCAGGGAATTTTGGGGTTGAGTATATTCATAAAAAATTTAAACCAGTAAACAAGACCGTTGAGCTGGAAGATGGCACAAAAGAGTGCGAGGTTAGATAAATGTTTTCAGTCAAAATTTTTAGTGAGAAGAATCGAGCAAATTCGATATTATTAAAAACAATATCAAAACTATCTGATTTTCTAAAGAAAGAGATGAGTAGGGAAGTAAATATAGTTTCAGATTCAAAGTCTATAGAGATGGTTTCTGGTAATTTAGATACTAATAATGATGAGATTGTAACAGAGCTAATAGTCAAGAAAACTATTACTCTTAAGTTAGAAGACCTTGGTGATAGACAAAAGTTAGATAAGTTCGTTAGAGAGATTAAACATTTTTGTGAGCAGGCTGCAGCAATTGAAGACATTGAATATCTGCCTATAAACTTTAGAGATTAAAATGATGGACGATCAACAATTACCAGGATCTGGGTTCAATGGAGACCATGTTGTTTTCTCAAGTTTCTTTGAGGACAACTACATTGTTCAGCAGACTGCAATTGTTCACCCAAAGACTCTTCTTATAGACGGCCTTAGAAAGGTCTTTAGAAATGATTCAATATTTACATACCGAGACGATGAATTTGGATACCCTCTGACCCCCGATCATACAGCCATTGATGTGGATACTGATGTGACAACAAAGATCCTTGTTAGTGACGCATATAGATATGAGGTTAAATTTTTCCCAGCCATAGTTGTTAAGTCTAGCGGAGGGTCCTATAAGCCTTTATCTTTTAATCAGAACATGACCTATCAATATAGGACAGATATGATTCAGACTGATTATGGTGCGACTAAGTTTGTAGATACACCTACTCATCGAGTTTATACTGGTAGATGGGAGTTAGGCTTTGAGCTTGGGGTATATTCTGAAAGTCAAAGTGAGTTAGAAGAGCTCGTGGATATAGTTTCACTGGCACTACAATACGTTCTTTGGCATGAGCTTCGAGCAAATGGTCTTTTTATATCGAAAGTAAATATAGGAGCAGAATCTGCTGAGCCTTATGCTAATGATTATGTATACAGTACAGCAATTAGTTTAAGCACCTTGTCTGAATGGAGAGTGGAGGTTCCCATCGAAAATATCGTAGAAAAAATAGCCTTTAGTATCCAGCCTACATGGCACCCTATTCCTGGGGTTAAGGGGGAGGCCGACCTGATGGCTGATCGGTTCGATGATATAATAGAATTAACAGAGATTTCATAATAGGTTTAGAGAAATTGAAACTACTAATAATAAATATTTTGATGAGTTATTGCAAGCGCGGAGGATTTTAAATGGCTAACATACCCGGAATATCAGGATTTATCCAGCCTGGAGCTTTTGCCAGGGATAGAGTTATCACTCGTGGAGTATCTATCCCCGGTGGAGTAAGAATAATATGTGTTATGGGCGAGGGTCTCAGAGAAGAGACCATTGTTGCATCCGCAGCAGGTAGCGGTCAGGACGGAAGTGCTGAAGTAAATCCGACTGCCAGCAGTGGAGACGGCAGGTACTTTAAGCTTAATAATGCTCCTGTAATTAGCGGAAGAACAGAGCTTAGGCTAAACGGAACGCTGCTTTTTGGCAAAGAGGAGGCTATTGATGAAGATCCATTTGGTTCCGGCTTTGACTTTAGGCTAGACCCCGCAACAGGTCACTTTGAACTGCAAGGTGCTTCTATCGCAGACCAAGATGGAAAGGGATGGAGTGCAGGCTCAATGAATATCGGAAACGGTAGTTTGGTTGAGCTCGGCTCAGACCCTCTTTACACCTTAGACATCTTAGACGAAACGGCCCCAGAAGAGAGATGGACCATAAGGTGCGTCAGCGTTGTTAGGGATTCAGAGGGAAACCCTATACCGGGTCTCGGTACATTTACCGCTATAGGCTCAGAGAGCGGTCAGATATATGATTCGGCTGGAAATGCAATAGTCTTTAATAGCTCATATTACACCAGCGGCGCTGGGGCAGTCTCAGGTAGCGAAGACGCCTGCAAAGATGGCTTTGTTGTAGAATCTGGGGAGGACGGACATGTTGATGTGAACGATGATGATGAAACTCCAGAAACAGTAAGCTCATTTATTGTCCCAGGCGATTTAGTAAAAGCGGGGCAAGCTATCCCGGGCGACTTTTTATGCGTTGACGGATATGTAGGCATTGAGATAGAGGACCTTGAGTACAGTGGAGCGGAGGATAACGAGACTACGATTACTTTGGTCACCGATAGTCTGCTTACGAACACTTTTTGGGATGAGGCCGACTTGATGTCCTGGGAGATTCGCGCAACAAATCTTCTTATAGATGATCAGACGGTAGAGCACACTGCTGGAGTCCCAGATACTCCCGGTGATTTTACTAGCGCAGATATAGGCAAGACTGTTATGATTACTCCGGGGAGCAATGGCTTTGCGGGTGGCTACTATGTCGTTAGCCAGGTTACTTCATCTAGAAGACTAAGAGTTCATAAGCTTGGAGATGATACAGTAGGATTCCCTGATATGGGGCAGCGTGATGAGGAGGACGGACTTGCAGATGTAGGTCTTACTTTTTATATGCTTCAAGATAATGGAGTCCTATTGCTGGGAATACAGGAAGGCTCTGTACCATTTGAGGTAGGCGACAAGTTCTTTGTAAAGGTTAAGTCAAGATCTCTTGCTGCAGGCGATACCTTGGAAGCTCAGTACATTTATGAGGCAGACTTAAATGATCCACAGCTTTTTACAGAAGCTAATGATTTATTTACAAAGCATGGCCTTATAACCGAAGAGAATACTCTTTCCCTAGGCTCTCAGATGGTATTTGAGAATGGGGCTCCTGCAGTTTTGGCGTTACAATGTAAGCCTGCTGTTCCTAGGAGAACTTCCGTGACACTCCTTGAGAAAGAGAATTCCCTTGGAGAAGGTGGCTTTGCAGCATGTTATGCGAATAACGCTCTCGAACCGGATAATTGTGAGGTTGATGATCTAAGATTTTTGATCCCAAGGCCAACTACAGGGCTTAGAAATGGAAGGCCGGATCCAGACTCAAGGGTAAATATCTTTATAGTTGATAAAGATACTGGGGATGAAACTCAGGTATTTCCAAATAAGGTTGATTTTTACCAGTCGAAATTAGAAACTGATATTCAGCAGGATGTTTGGACGGCAAGTTCAGACAACGCATTTTCTTACACTATAGTTAACGCTGCAGATGATATTTTAGAAAATGGAGATGAAGGGGATATCGACGAAGATGGCGGAGGAACTTACTTCACAACTCCAGAGGTTGACTTTGATGCAAGTCACGTTGGTATGACGATAGTCGTAACTAATATGGATGGCGCAGATGACACAAAATATACTAGTGTAGAGGAAATAGAGGGACAACTTACAAGTGATAATGTGGGGACACAAGAGCTTACCATAGCAAGCATAGGTGATGATTCAAAAGTTTATGTAGACCTTGATACGTCGTTGGGCAGCTATACAAATGTTCAATTCTTTATCAAAGATGTTGCATCTAATCCTGACGACGCATTGCTGCTTATTCATTCGGACCTTGTTTCTAGCGGTGTCATAAAAGAAGGTGATGGAATTCGAATATCTTATGTAGATGAGAATGATGCGGATTATTTTGACACCAATTGGTTTAATGCACTAGAGGCGCTAGAGGCTGCAGACGCCCAGATTATAGTTCCGCTTCCAAGACAGGCTATATCGTCTATCTTTAGAGCTACAGTTAATCATTGTGAAAACATGAGTTCTATTGCGAATAGAAAAGAAAGAGTCGCATTTATTGGAGCACAAATTGGAGTTACGCCGGATGCTTTGACCGGAAGGTCTGAAGTGGCTGTAGAGGATATCGGCATACTGGAGGGCATTCAGGGCGATGATCCAGAGGAAGTTCTCGACGGCGATGTTGAGGATCTTGTAAACTTTAAGCTTAGTGATAATTATACTAGCAAAAGGTGCGTATATTTCTATCCAGATTCAATCGTAAGGAACGTAGCAGGAACAAATGTTCCTCTTCATGGTTTTTATATAGCTGCCGCAGCGGCAGGCTATTTGTCTGCAACTCAGAATGTCGCAATACCACTTACACATAAATCTTTATCTGGCTTTGCGCTAACTAGAGACAAGGTTTTTAGACCAGTAATTCTAAACGCTCTTGGCGGAGTGGGAGCTACGGTTCTTCAGCCTGTAACGGGTGGCGGCAAGGTTCTGGCGGGAAGAACGACTAGTCAGTCAGGCTACGTAGAGGATGAAGAGATTTCGATAGTCTTTATTCGAGACGCAGTTAAAGGTGCTTTGAGGAGTTCGCTAAAAGGTTATGTTGGAGGGGTTCAAGATGCCAATACAAATATATTGGTAGGATCTAGAGTTCGTTCTATTATGACGGCAATGGCCGCTCAAGGTTTGATTACAGCTTTTAAAAATATAAGGGTAGAACAAGACAAGGTTGACCCGAGACAAATTAACGTATATTTACAATTCTCTCCTGCATATCCAATAAACTATGTGTTTATAGATATAGAGGTTGGGGTTGTTTAACTAGGAGGAGATCATGGCAGTTCCAGAGGGATATCCAGCCACAGGAACATATTTTGATGGTGGCCCATCGACAACGGGATCAAAAACAAGAACTGGTCTGTCTACACAGATTATTGTTCTGGTTAATGGTAGTCCGGTCGGTGCAATTCAATCGTTTCAAGAAACACAGGCAAGAAATAATAAGAAGATTGCAGAGGTCGGTACAGACGGATGGATAGAGATTGTTCCTCAGGCTCCAGCTACAGTTACTCTCACTGTTCAAAGAATTGTTTTTGACGGACTTTCCCTGCCTGAGTCTTTTGCGAGAGGATATAAAAATATTCATGCGCAAAGAATTCCATTTGATATTCAAGTTATAGATTCGTTCGCCGGATCTGGAGACAATAGCACTATAACAACCTATCATAATTGCTGGTTTAACAATCTAGGTAAATCTTATACAGTTAATGATTATTCTATAACTGAATCAGCCAACATTGATTGTGAATTTGTTTCATCTACCCGAAACAATGAAGCCGTGTCTGAATCTCAGGGCGTCGGCGGTGGACGGAAAATTCCAGATAACGTAAGAGATAGGGATGCCGTCGAGCGAGAGGCCGATATCGGAAACCGACGAGGTGTTCTGGACGTTGAAGCATTAATTTCAGCTGCATATAAGGATGGAATTGATGATTAAGAAGAAGGCTGTAGGGGTCGGTATAGATCCTGGGTAAATTTGGCCCTTGAAAAACATTTCAAATTATTCAAAAACACTGCACTTTATATGCAGTGTTTTTTTTTGAAAACAAGTATTATCTAAACAAACCTTTATAGGAATAGGAGTATTCAATGCCTAGAAGAACCGCTACAATTAGCCCCTCTGATGTAGAATTAGAAAAAGAGGAAGTTACGAGCGAGCACGAAGCAGAAGATAAGGCTAATGATGTGCTCGCTCCAGATGATTTAAAGAGCCTAATATTTTTAGGACGACTTGTAAAGACTGTAAAAATTGGAGGATTTTCATTTGAGGTCTCAACCCTAACTACTTCTCAGCAGAGGGATGTTATGAGTACGATTATGTCAGATGGAGATGCTACACAGAGAATGCTCGATATAAAGCCTTTAACCATGTCATATTCAGTGACCTCTGTTAATGGAGTTGATTTAGAGACACTGTGTGAAGATGACTCTGTAACGAATATCCAAGATAGGCGCTTATATGTAATGATGAATCTTCAGTCAGTTTTACTAGAAAAGTTATATAGAGAATATGACGATCTTGTAACTAGAGCTGGAAAAGATATAGGTATTGACGATTTAAAAGAATAACCCGTGAGCCAAGTAGTAGGCTGCGCTGGGAACTCTGCAAGTCCTGGGGGTGTTCTGTTGACGACGATAAATTTACAGATATAACTGAGCCTCAGATGCTGTGGTATGCCCAGAGTATAGGTTTGGAAAGACAAGAAGAATACACTTACGATCTAGGTATGTCTGAATATTTAGCATCTTTTTGGAACGCAGAAGCTGTACAGAAAATTCGGTCTCAAAGAGATATGGATAATGATGACAGATTTGCTTCAGACGAAGAATTTAGCGAACAACTTGATCGAAAAGATTATCTTAAATCTGATGAATTAGTTCAAACAATCAGAGATAAATATAAACATACTAATTTACAAGGTAATGATAGGCAGAGAAGCAGAACGGTTAAGACCCCCGAGGATATGACAGGTTTGTTTAGACTTACAAAGAAGAGGTAAATTAGAGTCGTGGATGCGCAAGAAAGAATCAAACAGCTAGAGGGTCAAGTGGCCGGCATGCAGACCAAGCTCGAAAATGCTGCCAAGGCAACCGATAATCTTACCAAGTCTATGGGCAATTTCTTTGCCACTGGTTCAAAAGGTAAGGCTAATATCCAAGACCTCTCTACTTCATATTCAGATATGGAGAATGTATTAAAAAATACAACTGATATCACCGGAAAGCTAACGGGAGCAATGGGGGCATTCGCTTCCAAGCTCCCTTTTGTTGGGGCGGTGGCGGGCTCTGCCATAGCTGCCGTTGGAGGTATTTCGACGGCATTTTTAAAGTTAACTGAGTTAGCTACTGGCGCTCCGCGTTTTCTCATAACATCTTTGGATGATCAAACAAGAGGCCTTAGGCAGTTTGAAGGCAATATGTTTGATTTGCATAAACGTTTTGGAGGAACAATAGACGAGGCTAAGCGCTTTTCAGACACCATGAGAATGGCTTCAGGTAATGAGTTGGCCCAAAGCCTTCATCTTACAACTAATGAGATGGCAGACTTTGTAAGAAAGACGGGTGATACGTCTTTAACGCAAGAGCAACTAAGCCAAGTTGTTCAGACTGGGGCTGGAGCTATAGAGCTTTTTGGGGCAGCAACAGCTTTTGCTAAAGCCTCAAGTATGGACCTGGGGACTGCAGCACGTCTTCTGAATAATCTTATGAATAAGCAGGGAAAGTCTGCGCAGGAGGCCACCAATATGTTGGGGATGTATGTTGGGGTGGCAGAGAAGACCGGTCTATCGATAGACAAAGTCTCTTCTAGCTTAAATTCTGCGGTTCAAAATTTTGCTAAAATTGGTATGGCCGCCGACTTTGGTAAGCCTATTATGGAGGGCTTTGCCAGCACAATGACTGATATGGGACTTGGCATAGAAGAGTCTATAGCTCTTTCTGAGGGTTTGACAAAGTCGCTGGCCGGATTAGCCAATAATTATGGACTGGCTCACCTGACCTTTCAAAGAGGAGGCTTAGATATAGGAGGCGGAGGCGGCGGCGGAGTTCTTGGCGCTGGTATTGCCATGCAGTCTGCATTCTTAGAGGCCGATAAGACAGGCGATCAGGCTGCAATCGGAGACCAACTTGTAAGGGGGATGAGAGATACTCTCGCTTCATTTACAGGAGGAGATATCGTTACGGTTCAGCAGGCAAATGAAGATTCTTCTTTGCAGAGTCAATTTTATATTCAGCAACAAATGTTAAAGACTTCTTTTGGACTAGGAGATGATAATTCAGCGGCTAGAGTCTTGGATATGCTGTCAAGATTAGATGAGGCTACGAGAACCGGAGACGTAGATGCTCAAGAGAGCTTAAAGAAACAAATCGCAAATGAGAAAAAGGGAAGAGATCTGACTTTAGATGAAATGGAAAAGGTTAATAGAAAGCTGGAAACACAAATCAATCTAATGACAGTTGACTTAAGAAATTCATTAGATCAAACAAGAAGAATGGCCGCAGGAACTGGTGCGGCTGTTGTAGGTCAGCTTCCTAAGGTTATTGGGGCTGCATCCGCTGGAGTTGAGCTTCAGGGTTCCGCTATAGAGAGGGCCGCCGACTTTCTTTTTAAAAACATGGGGCAGGAGGGGGAAAAAGATTTCGCTAAGAAACAATTTGAAGACTTTAAGGTTTCTAAGGGTCCTATGAATTCGGTTGGGGCAGTGTCTGGAGGCATAGCTCTTGGTCATGCTGCGACGGAAGGTCTTGCGCCGGGTGAGGCAAATGATCTGGTAGATATTTTGAGTCAGAGTTCGGGCTCCGGGACGGGGAAGAATAGAAAGTTTATGAGCACTGATACGGTAGGCAGCGAGATAGATCGTATAGCGGGTATTATTGCAGCTCAATCACCCGAAGGAGAGAGGGGCCAGGTAAGAAAAAGTTTGGTAGATGAGTTTAAATTAGCGCTTAAAGAAATAAATGTAAATATTAAGATGGATGATAATGCAAATAGCGTCTTTAATGCAAGTGCCGATATAGCCGATAGTGTACGTAAGTACGTAGGAAATAAATAAGGAGAATAAATGTCAGAATCTAGAGAAACTATTATATTTTTCTTGCCATTAGAAATGGAGGCCTTTACTAGCAGCGCTACTCCATACTCATCGGCAGGAGATCCAGATTCTATTGCGAGTCCCGCAGATAAGGGTGTGTCTTGGGACCGGCGACAGCTTTACCTGAACCCTCAATCTATTAACATGAGAGATCAAAAGCTTGTTCAGAAGCAGCTTACAAAAGGTGGATATGTGGTTCAGTATTGGGGGGAAGAGCTGACCACTATTGATATTCAGGGAACAACAGGTTCTGCCGGAATAGAGGGTATAAATATTTTAAAAGATATTTATAGACACGAACAGCTGCACTATAGGACTGTTTTGGCGAACAGGCAAAGAGAGCTAGCTCAAGCAGCTGCTCTTGCTCAGGCTGAAGCGGAGGAGCAGATATACGACGCAACTGTTGGGGGATTTCTTCTTGGAGCGGCAGATACGTTGACGGGAGGTGCGGTTTCAAAATCAGTAAAGGGAGTCGCTAATTCTATTGATATAATGTTTGGAACATCGCTTGGAGATGGAGCCGGAGGCAAGGGGAAGGCTTTTAAGGCAGTCCCTACTTTGGCAGCTTTTGCTACAAATATAGATATGTATTATCAGGGAGAGTTTTTTAGAGGATATTTTACAAATTTTGGAGTAACTGAATCTGCGCAAGAGCCTGGTCATTTTACGTATACTTTTAACTTTGTAGTGACTAGAAGGACGGGTAAGAGAGTGAACTTTATGCCGTGGCATAGAACCGCAACTTCTATTGACGGAGAGACACTTGTGTGTCAGGAGGCACCAGAATCAAAGGGTTCATGGCCCGGAGTTCAGAGGCTGTCTTTTTTGTCTGAGGAGTCGTCGTTTCACGGCAAATGGAATAATGCGGTTTTGGATAAAGATAACACAGTGGGCCACATTGATATGGTGAGTTCTGAGTTTTTGGAAGACAATAATATAACGCAAGAAGACGTGACCCAGGAGGCCAACAAGGTGCCATTTCCGAGGAAGCTATAAAAATTAATTCGTCTTAGTTTGTTAGTAAGTATAATTAGTTAGAGGTTATAATGAGTTCGTCTAGTTCAGCAAAACATGGATTTGGGAAAAAAGTTTCTAGTGTTATAAGTAAGGCCCAAACGGATCTAATTCACGGAACACACCCGGCATACATATCGTATGGCGAGGTTGATGCTCTTGGCGGTGGGGATGCCCCATCTTTAGTCGGAGTTGGTGCATCAATTTTTCTTGATCAAAATCACGCTAATTCAATAACTCCAGATACCAGAACCTTTATAGCGATGTCTCCAGAGGCTACTATATTGGTTAAAAAGAAAGTTTTCTCATCACTTAAGTCAGCAAATGATTTAAGATTTATGGACAAAACAGAGAAAATGCTTTTAAGGGCGACCAAAGCTCTTTTCGCCTATAAAGTTCAGCAGATAAGGGCTTATGAGAGCCTGACTAAGTTTGAAAACTTCTTTTCAGAGACTGGGATGTATAGCCTCAATCTTTTGTCTTCTGTTATGAGGGAGACTTCTCGTCTTGATCTTAGTAAGCTTGGATATATCGAGTCAGAATATGTCGAAAAAAGACTTAGTGAGTGGTATCTCGAAGACAGAGAGGTGTTCCTAAAGACTAAGGATTCTAGCGGTAAGCGTATATCACACCCAGACCATGCAGAGCCTGAGGTTATGACAAATCTAGCATGGCTTAAGCAGCTTGCTGCGTCTAAAGCCAAGCAGGTCATTGAGAATAAGAGAGCGGAGCTTAAAACAGAGTATAAGACAAAATATGACAAGATAGACGTTCCTTATGATGCTCTTGAGGAGGCAGATAAAAAGTTAGAAGAAAAAATGGACGACCCTGATTCAGGCTTCTTTGGCGACTTAGGCCTTATGCTTGCACACTCTGAGGGGGCGGAACAATATGATGCTGTGAATGAGGATCTGGTAAAGATTATAAAGAGAAATGCTTTTTCTGTTGATAATCAGCTTACTACTTGGATCGTTGACCATGATGCACCTGAGAATTTTCTTCTTGGCCCCGGAACAGGTGTAATTGAAATTGCTTTATTTAAGGATTTTAATACGACCACAAACTACTCAACTTCTCCATCAACAGCCTCTTTCAGCCTGTCTTATCCATATAGACTTGGAACTGTTTTAGAGGATGATATAGAGATGGCTATAAATGAAGCGGTAGATGGAACTGCTGGCATTTTCCAAGATATGATGAATGGAGATTTGTCGTCGAAGGATCTTCGCTCAACACATGGCATTGATGGATCCTCTATAGCCTCTGCGGCTTTTGAGAAGGCTGGTCTCGGAGGGTCGGACGGCTCTCTTGATATAGATTATATAAGAGAAAGACTGAGAACTTTTTATTTAGGAAAATCTTTTGTTAATCCCCCTGATCCTATTCATTTTTACATTCGAGGCAATAGAACTCTCATAGACAATACGAGCGCCTCGTCTGACCAATCTGGTTTTAACGAAGAGTATTTAGAAATAGATGAAGATATTCTTAAGGCAGAATACCAGCTTTATACGTCACAGGCTTTAAGTTATGATCTGTATAAACAGATTAGGGGAAGGCAGGATAATTCTTTTGGAATGATACATGTGTTTGGGGGATTTGTAAAGCAGGTAACAGAATCTTTTGGAGGAGGATTCTGGGATCTTAAAGCACAATGTACGGATAATATGTCATGGCTTGAGTGGAGTCAGTTTGCAATAGCTCCATCCTTAAGTGATCCAAAAAATATTCTTGAAGACCCATTAACACCATTCTCTATGGTAAAAGATGACTTAGGACAGATTGTGCCGTCTGAAAGAGATCTTCTTCATGAAAACAAACAGCTTCTTCAGAGCGGACTGTTGAGCTATGATTCTGGATTATTCGCAGGACAAAGTGCTGCAGAGGGAAATCTTTTGCAGGGCCAATACAATGGGGTCGGGTCGCTTAGGGGAAAGAAGGTTCTTCAGCATGCAGATGGGTTTGTATATAGATGGAAAACAGGAATTATAACAGCCACTGCAGGTTTTCAGGCAGTTGATCCAACTGGTGCGAATGCATCTTCCTCAAGGATACATTCGCAGAATTATCAACCAACTGTGGCCACAGACGTTTTGAATAATTTAGATGTGCCAAATATTTTAAGCATCTTGATTGTTGGCCAACCATATAATATAGAGACATTTATAGAACAGTCTTATGCGGCACATAACAAGACGGATAAGACTGCCTCCTTAAGCCCTCAGGATCCGCTAACAGGAGTTATTGAGGCAGTTAGAAAACAGAATGAGTATTTTGGCAACTTTCATCCATATAGAACTAATACAATATCACCAGAGTCTGCAGAGTTAATGATTAACACGGCAGGAGTAAGACAGACTGCAAATAATACGGTCAAAAAGCTTAGAAGGCGAAAGATTGCGATAAATAAGAAAATACGAGCATTAAAAAATAGTGGAGTACAACATCCCGGGCAGGTGCCGCCCTCTGCTCTTGCAGCAACACTAGAGGCGGAGGTTGCCACGATAGATGCGGCAATTGATAAGCAGGTTCTGGTGGGCGTTGCTGCGACCAACGCTATAAGTGCGTCTGATAAAGTAGGATTAGAGATAGGATTGTTCGGAAGTAGCGGCCTACCCCTGTCTAATGATGCCGATGAAAATCAAGAGATAACTAGAGCGATGATGCTTGTGGGAGCGCAAAGAAGAATTGAGGACGTTAGGCTTAATAGGGATCGGAATTTGCTGATAATATCGGATCAGTATGATATGGCTGATATTAGGCCGTTTATCTTAGCCCTTCAAGGTGGGAAGTGGAATTTGTTTAGGGCTGAATATACAAATGTTTTACAGAAGTGCCAAATGGCATCTTCTATGTTGAATCTTGAGTTTTTCTGCAATTCTCAGGGGCACCTAGAATTTAGGCCTCCGCAGTGGAACAAAACTCCACTAACTGTGCTTAGGGGGGCCATTAGGCGCGAAAAGGAAAGCGGAAAAACGGTTATTCCTAATTTTATTACAAATTTATTTCAGACAAGAATTGAGTCTTTAAGAAAAGAGGTATATACTTTAAATGTTCAAATAGTCTTGATAGCTCTTATGATGGGAAGATTTCCTGACAGCACTCTTATTCCTAACATGAACAAAACAGGTGAGGCCTCACTTGCATTTTTTGGAGTAAATACAGATTCTAAGGATAATTCTGGTTCTGCCTTAAGCTTAAATCGAAAAGAATATTCTTGGGAGACAGGAAACCTTACAGAGCAAAATAATTCAACTTTTGGAGAGGGGCTGAAGGTGACCGCTTCATTTTCAGAAAGTGGCAACTCACTTGGTGGGGACACAGAAACTATTTTAGGTGATTTTGATCCAATCTTCCAAGAGCAAAGCGGTGTTACAAACGATGTTCTTAGCGCTATAGCCTCAGGGTCGGGCGGAGCGGGAGGCTTGAGGCCTCCTGCCCAGCATTTTGCGGAACCTTCAAGGCTAAATAACCTCAGAGATACATTCAAAAAATTATATGGGCGAGATCCCGCAAAGACGCTTGGTATAGATCTTAAGCAAGGATTTGAAGCAAAAGATATTGTGACAAATGGCGCTAATGATGGTGATAAAGCAATAGAAAAAGCTCTGGCGAGCGAAGAGGGTCTGCTGACAAAGTTGCGAAAAGCTATTTCTAAAAGAGACAGCTATGTATCTATGCTTCAAGCAAATGAAAAGAAGGTAGGGGAGCTTAATGAGATAGAAACGTTTTTAACCACAGGAGAAGAAGAGTCTCACGAAACAGGTATTGACAATCCTGTAGTGAAATTTTTAGAAAGCGCGGCGACGGGTATAAAGAATACAATAGATATAATTACAGGTAGCGCGTCTGAAGGGTCTGTTTATGATCACCTTATAGCAGATGATACTAGAAATTTATTAGGACCCGGATCAGGCAAGAGGTTTATATTATCAGATGAACATATTCTTAGCCTGAGCTGCACTGAGGCTCCTCCAGATTTCACAAGGATTGACATAGAAGGAAGCGCCCCATTGATAGCGCAGCAAATTCAAAGTGGAACGGATAATTTATATTTTTGGGCTGGAGCGACAGACTTCGATTTGTGGCGTCAGTATGGCTATAGGGCTCAGAAGAAGGACCTTCCCTTTATAAGTGATGTAGAGGGGCAGGCAAGGCCATACGCAATTCTTGAGCTCGGCCTTCAAAAGCTAAAGGTAAATAGAGCAAACGCACAAGTTGTAGGGAATGAATTTTATCAGCCAGGAGATACGGTGTACATTCCCTCAAGGGGGCTTCTTTACTATGTTGAGTCTGTACAGCATAGTTTTAATTATGGCCAAACATTTAGTACATCTTTATCACTAACATATGGCCACCCTCCGGGGGACTATGTCCCGGGGCCCTTGGATGTAATAGGGCAAGAGTTAGTAGGGAATATGTTAGATGAGCCCGCGCTTATACAGAGGTCATCCGAATCAGACGATAATTATAGAGTTTTAAAGCCAGATTCTGCTTTGGTCTTTCCAACGGATGGAGCAGGAATGGCAGAGCTTCTTGCTTTTTCTAATAATCAAGTTAGGTTTACAAACATGATGATAGATTTAATGGGGTCGTTGTCTGGGTCAAAATATCTTCTTATAAGGGGCTTCGTTGCTGATGAAAATGATCAAAATGAAGCAGATAAGGTGAGAGAAAAGATGTCGACGGTTAGATCTCTATTTGAGTATCCAAGTCAAATATCCCAGAATCATGCGGGTGCCGGAGCGCTTGGAGAAACTGTTCTCGGGATAGGCTCAGCGGTTAGCTCTGTGTTTGGAGGTGGATCTGCAACGACCATGGGAACTGGGCCATTGAGGCTTCCTAACAATATGCCGGTTACTCCGATTAGGGCGGCAAAGATAATTGAGCAGCTTACATATCTGAAGAAGGCTAATGATGATTCTTCGGCAGTTGGAGAGATAAAATGTATGGATAGAAAATTAGTTGGAGCTCTTTTTAAAGATAATAATTCAGCAGATATAACTAAAGCTACGGGCATTTTCCCCAAGGGAGGTCCAAGGCAGGGAAGCTGGCTTGAGATAAGAGATGGTTGGGACCTGTCAGAGATGTTTTCGAGCAATAAGGCAGCTATTAATGTTATAGAGGTTGGAATAATTAATATTCCAAATAGTATTATGTCTTCGGAGGTACAGGGGTAATCAGATGAGTATTGATGTAAAAGGTCAGCTAGAAACACTGGCAGCCTTTCAGGCTACAGTCGAAGGAGTCGATCCGAAAACCGGCAATATAACTGCAAGGCGCGGTCCCAGCTCCGACACCTTTACGATTCCGCCTGTATATTACGGCGGAGTTAATGACTTTGGGATTTTTATGCACCCAAACGAAGGGGACACTCTTTTGTGTGTCAGGGTTCACCCTGGAAGTAAAGGTGTGACGCAAGCAGTTCGAGTTTTATCTGCAGATAAGGCTCCTCCAAAGGAAGGAGAGAGAACACTAGAAAAAGATGATACTGTAGCAATCGGAACATCTCCTTACCCTGTGATTCAGGAGGGCGAGGTAAAGATATTATCGAATAGAGGTTCTACGCTTTACTTCAAAGAAGTCCCCAAATCTACTCAGGCAGAGATTCAATTGACCGCCCCAGGAAGAAGTGGCCTGTTTATTAGTGATGACCTAACAGATATGATAACAACTATATCAAATGTGTCACAGCAGATTACCTCTGGAGCAAGGATCATATCTGGAGATATAATTAGAAGTGAAAGTGGCAGTCAGACCGACATCAAGATTGGTCACGAGATAGAGGCCTTTTCCAAAATATCAGGAGAGCTAAGAGGGCTTTATGATGGAGATTATGCTAAGACTGTAGCTATGCGGGGCTCTCCTAGAAATCCTGTTCTTTCTGAATACAGAATGGTTGTAAATGAGTTTTCAGAGCAGTCTGCTTTTACTGGATGGGATCATGAACATGCTAGTGCAAATTCTGCAAAACCGAAGGAGTATGAGCTAAAATCTCACCTACGCGCTATTGACCCAAGGACATCTTTGTCCTTAGCCCCTCATCAGTTGGTTGAGATTATTGCAGGCAATGTTGTAGATTCAGCCGATCAAGTGCGAGATATAAATTATGGGTGTGTTTACGTAGGTGATGCGAATGGAAGACCAAACGTTGATGAGATGGCGTATGAAGCAGATAGGCTTACGAGTAGAAGGGGCCTTGGTTATCACTTTCAGCTTTCAACAAATTCTAAATCAACAGAAAAATCTAGAACTAAACATAACTTTATTTGTGCTATAGATAAGGGCGGCCTTTTGAAGATCAGCGTTCCGAAGGGAATCGGCGCTGGAAATGTTTTATATCCAGCAAGTGGGTACTTTGGCCATGAGGAAGGAACGGTCCTTACCACACCTGTTGCGAAGTCTGTAAAGACAGAGATTCCGGTTACACTTCGAGATGAGGATGGCACTGTAGTTCTCCCTCATATTTATGATGAATTAAATGGTATAAATTCAAGAAATACTGGGATTAGATTTTCAAATAATTCTGGATATTTTCAAAACGTTGGCATCGGCAAGGGCGGCCCTCCAGGTGGCGAAGGGGCAGGAATGGTCAGGGTAAACTTTACTGCTCATCATAATATGTATGCCGCAGCAGAGATGCTTATAGCAAATACTATAGACAAAGTTTTGATTCCAGAGGACCCAACAGAGTGTCCTGGAATCGTGATGGGCACAATAGGCAGTTGCTTTGAGAGAAATATTCTTAATTTGGATGGCGAGGGAGAGCTTGAGCTTGTTCCGCTAAAAGGCATGTCTACGGTTGGAATTAAACCAGGAAAGCCCGCCATGTATTCTGGCGGAGGAACGGTTGTAGCGGGAAGCCATTCGTTGCTTCAGTATGACGGAAAAAATCAGCCATATACAAATTCTTTTGTTGTTACCGGAACTCCCGGAGAGTTTTCATATACAGGCACAGACAAAGGGTCTGAAAATCTAAAAAACCCTGGCGGAAAGAGCGCAAATATAAATTTTCAAGGAGCAATTGATGTTTCTGTTGGAAAAGATAATTATGACCAAAAGAGTTTGGTCTTAGACACGGCGGGCAGTGTAATTGCCTGGTTTGGAGAAGATGCTGCAGGAAGAAGTCTTGTTGTTCAAACAGATGGGGCTGTTGCGGTTAATGTTGGCGGAAGAGGCTTTGCAAATGGTGCAAGCACCTGGAAGCAGGGGCGGTTTGACCTCAGAGTAAATGTCACAGACAAAGGAGTTGTAGGTCAAAAGTGGAGCCCCAAAAGAGCGGGTGGAGATAATGCTTCTGATTATATTATTTCTATAAGTGATGCTGGGCTTGTAATAGCCGGAATGAAGCCAGGGGCCCCAATGATAATAAGAAATCAGGGGAATGTGTCGATTGAGAGTTCGGGCAAACTAACCTTAGGGGGCTCATCCGTAGAGATAAGAGAGGGCAACCAGGTGCCAAGGAAAACCCATAAGCCTCCTACTGCACAGGATCAGGTTCCTCCGGACCCCGAAAACGTCGCGGATACAGTTGCGTGTATAACAGACATTTTATCAAAGATGACGAAGCCAAAGCCGGAAGAGGAAGAAGAGTAGTAGTGGTTTATGATTGAGGGATTTATTCTGTTAATATTCAACTAATTTAATTACATATCGTAGTATAAGTTAGTACAATTTTAGTTAAGTAAGTTAAGGTTAAGTAGATTATGCCAGCAGATTCACAGCTTTTACCGCTTTTAGCGGCGGGAAGTGTAAAACATCCTGAGGAAAACTCTAAGGTAAATGTAAATTGCATCTCAGCAGATGATGACAAAGATTCTGCTGCTGCAGGCAGAAGTCCGCTTGAAAATGTAACCTTAACGGTTTTATTTCCAAAAAAACTACTAGGTACAGAAGATCCGAATAAAGATGTCATCCCCGGAGTCGGCGGC